TCATTGGGCTTTACTCTCATAACGCTCTGACGCCGATTTGAGTTTCGCATTGACTACCGCTGGATTATCAAGAGCTTCCATCAGCAATACGGCATCAGCTTGATTGAGCTTTAGAGCTTGCTCACGTTCAATGATTTGTTGTGCTTTTTCGATAGCTGCATTCAAAACAAATGAGTTAATACTAGACATTCCGGCGAGAGCCGCAGCCTTAGTGAGTAAGTCTTGAGTATCGACATCAACTCTAGCGGTGATGCGGGGCAAAGGCGTTGCCATAGTTATATCTCCTGTTGTGTCAAACTGTCACATGGGCATTATGGTGTTAAAGTACGCAAGACGCAAACCTGTGCCACTTTGGCACAAAAAACCAAGAAGAACTTACCAGCGCATGGCGTTTCCAACCCCACTGAACCGCAGTGGTTACGGTTGTTGTGTTTGCGTTTAGTGGTAGTGCGTTGCCAGCCCGCTGCGCCACCATCTGTAGACCTTTCTGTAGGGATATTGGCACTTCTCGACGCTAAGAGAAGGTTTCAGGTAACTACTTATTAAATTCGTCACTTAAAACTAATGCACCGTACAGACCATATACCGATTTGAAAATCAAAAATAATCAATATATTTCAATCAGTTAGGTCTTATTTTTTACTGAAAAAACCCATTAATTCTGAACTTTCTACCCTATATAAAACAACAAGTTAACTCTGAGTTTTGGGGAAAAACCCAAGATGAATTCTGGATTGTGTTGGGAGAAAGAATATGCGGGCACTGATGATAGGCAAGCAGGCGGGACTCCCTGCCCTACTTTGCTCAGACCTGTTGATGATTAAGCCTTGATCCGGTTCATATGAGCGAGTACTGTTTTAGGAAGGTAGTAGCGAGCGTGCGCGTAGAGTTAGCGATGCTTGGCAGCAGGAAGCTGGATCATGAGAAGGATACCTCTCAAGACTGTATGGGTAGACAGCATATTTTTCCTGCCACTTTTAAATAAGTATTTTTGTAAGTCTCGTTAGGTTGGATAATACATTAATAGCAGTGTATCAATCACCTAAAGGCATTTGATCGCAGCATTTAATATCTTCTTTTTTTGACCTAGAAGAAGTTAAAGAATCTCAAAATGGGTGGTGGCGATGTAATGGGAACAAGATTCGACAAAATACAGTTGACGAAAAATAAACGATGAACTTTGGCATTACAAATATCAGGAGCGCAGCATGCTTGCATCTACTAAAAAGGGACTGGCCATAATCACCGGTATAGTTGGTTTCGTTTCAGCGGTAGTTGGACTTTGGCCGATATTTTTTCCGGCCGTACCTGATCAGGAAGTGCTTTTATTACCTAAAGATACGCGTAACATCGTATTCAATAGTAGCAATGTCGGATCGATTGAAGGATTTGTAAAAGCGAATGACATCGTTATTGACGGCGTTTCTATAATAGCAGAACCAAACTCTTTGCTCGTGGCAAATAGCGTGTCGTTAATCAATGGTGCAGAGATTGTAGGGGAGGATATTTCCGTTATTAGTACGACGATATCCGGTGGCAAAATTTCAGCAGAAGAAGCGAACACAAAGAACGGTGGTTCAATACTTATCATTAGTGCTCTTATCGATGATGTGTTAATCCGAGCAAATGGGATCACAGGCAACGATGGGTTAAATGGCTCGAATGGAGTCAATGGCAGCGACGGTGAAAATGGTCGCAATGGTGTTTGTAGCTGCTGTGGTGGTTGGCGTTCTCCTCATTCCGGTTCTCCAGGCACAGATGGTACGGCAGGAACAAATGGTGAATCTGGTGAAGACGGAGGAAATGGAGGTTCTATTACAGTTCTAACATCTTACAACCTACTGACACAGCCTATGGCAAATGGTGCTTCTGGAGGGCGGGCTGGCGTCGGTGGCAAAGGTGGCAAAGGCGGCAAAGGCGGTCGTGGCGGCAGCGGCTGCGCAGGGCTCGGAGGTATAAGTGATAAAAAGTCAGATGGGCCGGATGGAGTAGACGGTGCTGACGGCATTGACGGCAAACCCGGTAAGACTGGCGAGCAAGGCGTTGTATCTGTAAAGCTGATAAGATTCGATGAGGTAGCAGATATCATTGAAGACAATATCAATGATCAAGAAAAAATTCTTTTAGGCATTCGTGAAATTCAGCCTAGAAAAAATTAATAAGAAGTCCGTAAACTCGCGCTTATTACGCGAGAGTTAGTGCTAGTTATACGACTTGTTGCACAACAACCCTCTACAGCCAGTGAGGGTGGGTCTTCTGTTTAACCGAGAGTGGAGCGAAATTCACCACACAAACAACTTCAGCATTTAGCCCCCTCATCTCACCTTGCGTCCTTACGATACGTTCTCTCAAACAATAAAAAAGCGCTCCGAGGAGCGCCTTTCACGGGATGTTTTCGTGCTGAGACTCAGCTCAATTTAGTGCACCAATAGTCAATAATCAAACCTCAATATACGCTTTGCTCATTACTGAACTAACCGTTCGCTATGCGTACAACTTAGAGCCGAGTATCCTAGTGTGAACACTTAAAAACTGAGCCATGAAACATGACGGAAAATAAGGATATTCTAGGTGATATCGTTACCAATGGTTTTCTTGCATCTATCGTCTGTGCAGGGCTGTATGGGTTAACCGGGGAACGGTTCTTTGCCGGCTTATCAATACTCGGCATACTTCCATTTATGGCCGCAGTATTGATAGCGATTTTTTGCCCTATCGTGGTTTGGATTATAGAGCGCTTTGAGTAGCGCGCCGGTATGCCAGGTTAAACTGATCTACCACCTTCTTCATGTCTCGCTCGATTGCTTTAAGGCGACGATCTCGCTCAGCAGCAGACAGGTTCATTGCGTAGATTAGATCACGTCTCTTTCTGAGCACCTTTAGCTGCTTCTCAACTTGCTTCACTTTCGGACGCAGAGATATCAACCCTCTATTTTCCCGATAAAACGCCCCTCTTTCGCGTCCATTAAGTGCTTTAAATTCAGCATACGTTTGCCCTATTTCGTTACGTCGATCATAGAACGCTGATTGATCGGCATACGGCAATACCTGCCCGTTCACTCGACGCAGAAAGAGCGTTTTGTGCAATGGGAGGTCCACGCCATTGGCAACCCGATAGACATTATCAGGAAGCTTATCAGCCACGAAAGCACCCGCACCGCCCGTAACGAAATTTACAAAATACCGCATGACATCAGGGTTGATATCGAGTGCACCGGAGCGCCAGCGAGAACCACCGGAGACCTCGTTTAAGAACTCAGCTATAGCTTTGTAGCCCTCGGGTGTGGAACGTCGTGAAAGGTGGCTATCAGGCTTTGGTGTACCAAAAGGAAAGTTTTCGTTATAGATGGATGAGCCCATGAAGTTCTCATTTGCGACCACATCTACCAGTGGCTTGGCGATAGTGGGCGCAACGTTCTTCATGATACCAACGCTCAAGGAGTTACTATCCTGAAAACCGATTGGCGAAAAGCTACCTAGCGTCGCCAACATCAAATCTGCAGCAGCACGTGGCACACTGGTTTCACCAATAGCCGCTGCTTCAACCGATGTCCCAAACACATGGAAAATGTTGTAACCGTAAGGCAAAGGAATTTTCCAATAGGAGCCGTCTTGCTCGCCACCCAAGAGAGACTTCATGATTACTAGGTTGCGCTCTTTAACGTACTGCGGCACTTTGTCGTACCAGTTTTCGCCATCCTCATCATCACCCGCTCCCGCCCGGTTAGCCATTGCAATGGCAAATGACCCTGCCATGAGGCCAGCACTGATCTTCTGGGCAGTATGCAATCGCTGCCAAACAGGATCGCCTTTCTCCCCTCGCAAACTACCCATCGTCCGCGCAAAGTTCATGCTGCCCTGTATCGATGCGTTCGCAAACATATACAGCGCATTCAGCGTAGTACCTGCCTCGCCGCGTCGGTTAAAGTTCACTGTCATGTTCTTCGCCAAAGACGCCGCTTTCGCTTTGCTGACGCCAGCACGACGAGCATTGACATAAGCACTCAGGCGCACAGCGTTCTCTACCGATTGGTTGAGATCTTCAACCAGCTTTAAGGTAGCACCACCCCACTTTATAAAGCCTCCCTTCACGCCGCCCTTTGCGATATCAACTAGGTGCTGGATATCAGCCGCCTGACCATCGATATCCTTCATATCGAAGTAGCCAGTTTTAGCACCTGCCTCGCGAAACTCATCAAAGTATGCGGCCCACTCGTTTTTAGACACTTTACCACGCAGCGATCGATAGATCGCACGCATCGCAACAGGAACATCCTTCACAGTCTGCTTTACGATCTTCTCACCTTGGATCTTACCGTCGGCTCGAGACTGCTCTGCGGATAGATTAAGTACCGCCGTTTGAATATCACGTGCGAAGTTGCCTACAACAAATTCGGGGTTAAATGATGTATTTACCGACGATAGGAACCGGTTAACTTTTGCCAGCCCTTGTATGAAGAAGTTACTCGAATCAGGACCAATGTTCTTCATTGCCTTCATCAAGCGGGGATCTTCGAGCTTAATGTAATATGTAGTGCCGTCACGTTTAGTGCTGAAGTAACGATCAGACAGCATCGCCATGGGAATGGGCCGCTCAACGACCTCCTCGTATTTGTTGCCCGTTTCAGGATCTGTTCTTTGAACAATGCGTCGATCCATCTCTGGGGAGTCATCGGTAAACACTTGCCAATAGTCAGTGTTCGGATTCTCTTCCACCAAAGCGAGGAAAGCATTACCGACTTCGTTCTTACGCTTACGAATCAACGTTTCGGTCAGGTCTTGTATTGCATATGAGGATGGACTGGCAGCTTGGGATTTACGCCCGAGCGCACGCTTTGACTCCTTCCCACCTATCGTAAAGCCCTTACCACTGCGAGGTAGTCCTTCTTGCTGCTCATCGACAGCAAAGCCTTTGAGCGGAACATAATGCTCGTATTTGCTTTCCCACGCATCGATCAGGCCGGTATCTTCCAAACCACTCTCTCGGATTTCGTAGCGGCGAGACTCCAGCAAATCATAAACAATGGTGGCCAGCTTTTCGTAGTCCGCTTGTTTACCATCTGCTTCAACGGTACGAAGAACGTCAGCCGCTTCTGCATTAGTCATCCCAGAACCGCCATCCGGGAGATCAGGGTTAATGCTGGCAATATGCGCGTTTCGCTCTGGCGCATGCTTGGCGTACAAATACTGGTCGAGCTGCTCTTGCGTAATACCCAGCTTCACCATCTGCTTTGCTAGAGGCTCGATGTAGGTATCTCGCATAAGCCGCAGATCGTTCTCTGCCTTACCGTGGAATAGCTCCTCCGCTAGATACGCATCAGATTGTTCAGAGATACTGCCACCTGAAGACTCGATATCAGCCTGAAGCTTTTTAAGCACATGAAACTTATCTGCGATCCAAGAAATAGCTTGGCGAGATATTGTTTCCTCAGGTGCACTGAAGCCGTCAGCTAACGGAGTTTGAGTGCGAGAGAATCGCGTATCCTGATTGTACTCTTCAACAGCGTTCGCTAGACTGTAAATGACCTCTGCAGAGCGGATTGAATCCAGGTTAATGCCATCGGCTTTAGCGACTGTCTCAACCCACCAAGCTGCAGAGGTTTCGTTTAGCTCCACAGACTCAAGAGAGTAAAGAGGATTATTTTGTCCTGAACGAGCGGTTTCCTTAACCGTGAGTTTTACAATGCTCGCTTTTCCATCAACCACAAATGGCGCAAAGTAACGATGAATTGCTTTGATGCTAGCCTCACCTTTACTGTCAGCCTTTGACCAGCCCAAAACAGCCTTTTCGAACAAGTGGTCCGCGTTAGCAACCGCCATTGAATGACCGGCTGGGCTCTCTGATTTTGTAACGGCTTTACGGCTCAACATTTTGTCGAGCGTGTTGCGAGATACCACGGCCTCCATTTGGGTTTCTTCGTTAACTAGAATACTCCCCTGAAAGTCTTTCGCAGCTAACCGTGCCTCAGAGAAGTTGTGTGCCGAACGCTTTGCTTGGTAGTCGTCGAGTGACTCCCCGTGCAAGTCTCCTGCGGTGCTTGGCTTACTGTCTTCAGCAGCATTTGATGGAGTACTTGGAACTTCAGTGTCATTGGAAGCTGGCTCCCCATACATTGCATCTTCAAATGCTCTGACAAAGCGAGGGTCATGAGTCAGTGTGGTAACTCGTGCCTCACCTTTAACAACCGCTTTTCGAGCAGCAGCGACGACTCGCAGAATCTCCACGTCGGTCATGGTATCGAGCGACTCGGCAAACCGAGTGCCAGACATCACCTTGCGAAGGCCGCGGCGAATGATATGCGCGATCCGCTGAATCAAGTCTGGGGCGACTTTACCGGTCCCAGCGATATGCGCGACGAGCTCATCAGCCATCATTTGGCGACGCTCTGCTATGCTCATACCGCTGCTGTTATCCCAATAGCCTGAAAGGTCGAAACCATACTTCTGGCCTAACTGTTGAATACCAGAATAGCCGCCCACTTGTTCGAAAAGCTGATCCATATGGAATTCAAGTGCGCTACCATAGAGCTGCCGTAATCCGTAGTGACCAAGCGCTTCGTGCAGTACAATACGTTCCACGTCGGCTTCAGTCCGAATCTTGTCAGCTACGAGGTAAAACCGGCCATTATGGAATACGCCATCTATTTGGTTACGTGCGTTTTGCTCATCTATGGTGGCTTGAAGATCCGCAGGAAGCTCGCGATCCGTCGCAACGGTTATCATTTCGGGAGCATTCGCCCAGTCAGCGGTAATACGAACGGCAATCGCATCTACTTGATCACGCGAGATCGGCGTGTTTGTATTACGCGAAGCACTTGACCGTGAAAAACTCGCAGCACCAACAGGCCGATACATACTCTCGCTTATTTCGTAATCACGATTTCGGCCCTTATTCTCCACGAACCCCAACCGCTTATACCATGCTGTTAACTTCGCTTTATTACCGCCGAAATCAGATGATGGTGTGAGAACGAGAGTTTTCTGCTGCTTATCTGCGTGGCTGATAATCTGCTCCATAACTGCAGATCCAATACCTTTGGAACGTAGCTCTGGAGGCACTTCTATCTTAGAGACTTCGAGTTGAGTATCGCTCTCCGTTACGTTGAGCTTTACCTCAGGATGGAAAGACTTAATAGAGTCGATGAGAGATTGAGTCTCGGGCGTTCGACTAAACCGACTCTCGATAGTATCTCTATTGAATTTGCGTACTGTGTCGTCGCCAGCGCGTGCACCTGTATCACGCGCAGAGTAAATAACAGCATTAGGGGCTTTGCCATTGTGCATGGCCAAGCGGCGCACAGCCTCAGATAGAAAGGACTTGGTCGCAGTATTGCCGATATTGAGCTTGAGGTATTTCAGTCCCTGAGGACTGGTTTTGCCAGTGTCGCTTAAGTATTCCGTACCGGCCAGAGCTTGAGCCGCCGCGCCACCTTCAACAGGTCCAAGAACGCCAACTTCATATTCGTTGTTGCCAGTATTTTTGAGAGATACCGTTAAAATGGACGCGCTTTCAGTAGCGCCTTTCTGCATCAGCTCAGGAGGTATTACTCTAAGAGTAAACACCTCTTGGCCTGCTTTGTTTCGTGTTACTTGTCCGTCGGTGACGATTCCTCGGAACCCTGCGACTCCGTTTCCAAAGAACAGAGTCTCTCTACCTCCGCCAGGAGTTCCGGCGAGAACTCGTGGTCTGCCCCGGTCAAATCCATGTCCAGCGGTGATTCTTTCTTCCACCCAAGCTTTTTGAGCCTCTCGACTGTTTCCGGGTCCGCGTCGAAGTGCGCCATTATTGAATTCCTCCCAAAACGTTTTCTTCGCTTCAGAAGTATATTCAGGATCAATGCTGCTGTCTTGTTGGCTGGGTGCCAAGCCATTTTCAGGCACTTCAAGAGAAGCATCAGGCAATAACGCTGCGCTTTCTGGAGTAGCACCCACATCAACACTGACCTCTAGCGGCTGATCATAGGTTTCACCTACCTTGGCACCCTCTGTTTTTACAGAGCTATCAAGCTCACCACCGACAACCTCACCAGTACTCACATAAGGCGCAGGAAACTGGTTAGCTACCGCTTGAACTTGCTCGTTGGTCTCTGTCGCACTTCGAAACAGATCATCTGCCCGACGATACATAGATTCTGCAAGCCGCTCGTTACCGCCGGCCTTTGCCCTCGCAGCGCGCTGGTAAACACGCTTGGCAGTCGACAAGGTAGCCACCTCATCAGCAAAGCCCATTCGCTCCGCCGCGACGATCAAACCATCAATACCAGACATATCACGATGTGACGCCGTTGGCCGCTCTTCAAACACAGGGGCTTCTTGAATCAGCGTTGCACTGTCTTGGGCGCCAGAATCAATTTGTTCTCGTGCCTTCTGAATTTCAGCGGATGTCGCAACGGCATTTGGTAGTTCTTGGCTGGCCGTATCTGCTCTAGCAGACGCCTGATCAAGAGCATCGCCCCCAGCTGCCGCAGCCTCTTCGCCAGCGCTTTTGATATTGGAAGACGCATTATCAAGTACAGTACGGGTGGCAACTGCAACATCGATGGGCGTCGTTACAAGCTCACCCACGGCCTCTGCCGCAATCGCTCGACCATCTGTGATCTGGCCGTCAGTAACCAGCTGTGCACTGGCCTCCCCTGCAGCTCCACCCCCAATCTGAACGGCACCCTGAGTGGCCATATTAGTTAACTGCTTCGTTACACCTTTTCCGAAGCCAAGACTTTTGGAAGCCAAGCCCATTGTTAACGCATCTGCTGTGCCGATTGCAGCTGCTCTTTTTCGAGCTTTACTTACCGCACTGGTCAGCAGCTCAGGCCGCGCGCTAAGTGCCTCTCGGAAACGCGCTGCGTTCGTTAAGTCGATTCCGCTTTCGCGAAGCTCTTCGGCCACAGTGGCCGCAAACTCAACTCGTGCAGAACCAAGTCCACTGCCTAACGCGAAACCTACAGGCCCTGCTGCACTCATAAGCGCTCCAGTGCCCAGAGCCTCCAAAGACCCATACGCAGAGCTTGCTCCAATCTCCGTTACAATCGTGAACGGGTCAGCCAAGAAGTCGTCAACTATCGATGATTCATCCTCGCCACTTCCCTTCAGGAACCTTTGAGTGGTCGGAGACAGTACCGCTTTGCTCGCTTCCTTTTGGTGATACTCTGCATCATCAAGCGTGGTTTGAAGATCCTTATCCAACTCTTGGAATTGGCCGGTTGCAGCGAGCGACCTGCGCTTTAATTCATCGCCCGTCATACCCATGAAAAGACTTGTGCTAGGCTTCTGAGTCGACAAAGACGCAAAGCTTGGCTCATTGATATCGGAGGCCTTTTCCGCAGCGGTGTTGAGCTTGGTATTTCCCATCACAGAGTGATAGCTAGCCACTGCGTTGCTCAACAACCCAGTTGGTTTTGGCGTCGTCGCGAAGGTAACAAGCTCCTCATGACTTAGGCCGGCTAATGAAGGGTTAATATCAGGAAGAATGGAGATAATTTCCGCGTCAGAGTACTTCTCGACACCGGGGTTTTGTTTCTTAAAATCGTCTAGGTAACTGCTCATACGTGTCTCACGACAGGTTATTGTGGGCTGTTTACTTTGCTCCGAATTTACTTTGAAGCGCCTGCAGAGCGTTTTGCTTTAAACCAGCTTTTTGAAAGTACTCGTTCTCATAGAACTCGCGAGCTTTATCTCGATCTCCACCAAACTGACCGAAGTCGCTCTTATCCGTTGAAAGCCAACCAGCCTGCTGATTGATCTTTTCTTCTGCATACTGATGCGCGGCCGCCATATGATCGGGCGAAATAGCCCCACCCTCAGCGGCAGACGGATTAATAAATTCCCCCGTCGCAGTATCCAACACGCTCTGGCTTCCATCGTCTTGCGTAACTGGCTTATAGCGCCCAACCTTAAGTCCCGTTGTTTGCGCTGCTTTCACTGACGCCAGAATACCTCGCTGTTTACGATCCTTTTCGCCCTCACTCTCTCTGAAGGCCAGCTCCTTCGTCAGCCTCTCATTAGCACCGCGCTCGCGCTGCTGAGCTACAGCCATGCTGTTGTTGTGGCGAAGCATTTCCAGCGCACGCGCTTTCTTCTCTGCCATCTCTTCTTTACGGCGGGAGACTTGCCCCTCCGCCACACCAGCGACGCCGCCCACTAAAGCCGTTGCTAGAAGTCCACCGATACTCACATTACACCTCCGTTCGATGGCGCTTGCTGAGGCTGCTGGCCGCTAGTTTTCATCTGCTTCAGTTTCTGCATCAGTCGCTGGAAGTCCTGCCGCTCTTGTTGGGAAAATATCTCCGTCGATGTCTCCTGAGCTAACCGCACAATGGACTTATAGAATGCTTCTTCTGCAATCTTTGGCCCTTGCTCCTTTGGGATAGCACCGCTCTCTAGGTACATATCTGCGACCGCTTGAGACAGCTCCATACCTGCGCTGAATAGGATGCTCGCCTGAACCTGTACTTTTTGCGTTTTGGCGGTAATAAACATACGCTGGATTAGACGCGCAACGAGCATCCCGATGTTTTCGTGAGGCTGCCCTTGTATTTGCATACTCTGCTGCACCATTTGAACACCTGACTCTGAGTACAAATAATCAAGCATCATAGAGACCAAACCTTCGTAGACCTGGCGTGGATCCATTTCTCCTTGCTTTGGCGCAGCTTGAGGAGGTTGTTGTGTACTTTTCTGTTGAGCGCTTTGTAACAGTCCGTTCATTAAACAGTCCTCAAGGCTTGTTCGGCTTCATCAAAGCCATTAGTGAAGTTAGCTAGTCGCGTGTCAGGCGCTGCACTTTGCATTTGATAAGGATCTCGGCGAGTGTCGCTTGGCGGCTTAGATATCGCGGAACTAAGTAAACCGCTATCAGCGTTATCATTTGTGGAAATATCTTTATTGGTAACCTCGATATCGCCGTTGAAAGCGCCTTTTATCGCCCCTTTAGTGGCGCGACTTGCGAGCAAGCCGACACCTTGACCAATCACATTGTTTCCAGTGATCGAGGCGACACCTCTGCCCGCTAGACCGCCAACTAAGCCGCCAACCTTCCCCAGAGCAATGTTGGCTAGAGCATCTTTGCCGATGTCTTTTGCTAGTTGGGTGTTAGAGCGGCTTATTCCGAAGGCTTCGCGCGCCTCACGCTCTTTCATATTGTTTAGAGCAGAGTTCGCTAGTGCCCCAAATGGTCCAAGCTGATCAAGCCCAACTTGAAAGGCCTTGCCGAACATGTTCGCATTAGTTTTCCCGTATGCATCAACACCAGCACCCAAAATATCGCTTGCCTCAATCTGGGCCGATGACAACCCTTGAGCTGCGGTCGTTGCCTGCTCAAGATTGCCACTTGCTAACGCTGAGTAGGCGTCCATTTCACGGTTCATGTCGTAAGCGCTCATGGTATCCATCGAAGAGCGGCGCCCTACTTCAACCCCTCGTCTAGCTGATTCCCTTTGACTGGTTGGGCTAGGTGCCGGTGCCGGAGCACCAAGCGCAGCGGTCGCGGCATCTATACCCGCACTGTCACTCGCATCATTGCTGACACCATCGTTCTGCGTACCAAAACCCGTACCTTGTCCCGGTCCAAGGCCTGCATCGGCATCTCCCGGGCCAAATCCAAAACCATCACCATCCATAGCTACACCTTTCTAGCCCCGGCCAAGAGGCCGTTTGTGAGTGATTGGTTGTGGCTTGAATAGTTACCAATACCGTTTGTCGGTGCTTGGGCTAAAGACTGTTGATAGCGGCGTTCAGCTGCTTTCTTCTCATCCTTAGCTTGCTGGCGCTGCATCATGTATTGAAGCCCAGCACTGGTTGCACCTTTCCAAAAATCGGGGCTAGACACGTAATCGCCGACCGTTTCAAAGAAGTCGAAGCCATCCGTACTGGTAGCGTCTCCATCGAACAGATCCCAATCAGATCCACTGCCATCGGATAGCACGGGAATATCTAAATCAAAACTCATTAGCTAACTCCTGGGGCTGGCATATTTGAAAGGTTGATCCATGACAGATTCCAAGTGGGCATGCTGCTGTAGAGCTGTCGAGTAAAAGCCAAATCAGCATCACGGCGCGCAATCGTGTTCTGAATCATTACCTCTTTGTCTTCAGGCTTTATGCTTGGTGACGTTTCAATCTCGTTGATAGAGATCGTTGCCTGCTTAGTAATCTCTTCAACAGCCGCCAGATACTCTCCATGGGTGTTCGCCGTTACATCGTAAGCACTGCGCTCGATACTCAGTTGGTTGTTGTAACGAGCCAGTTCCGCCTGATTTCGGAACTGCTGATGATTAAGTGCGGCATTTTGGCGGAATGCACCATCTTGCAGCGCAAACGGAGAAGCCGCCTCGATAGCAGCACGCTCACCCGCTCCCGCAGCAATTGCAGAGTTCAGGAGCCCTCGCTCTGCGGCGGTCTCTTTCGCGTTTTGTTTTGCAGCTTGGATATAGGGATTGTCGCTCGCGGTAATGCGATTGAGGTGATCTATCGAATACTCACTTTCTGTACCCGTGCTACCTGCTTGCGAAGACGGTAGGTTCGATGAGCTATCACCCGAGGGCGAGCTGGCAGGTTGCCCAGCCTGCTGGCCACCTGTATTGGTTACAGGTCGATATGGTGTACCAGTGGGTGAAATCGTCCATCCGTTATTGTTTGTTTGGCTCGCAGGGCTGGCAGATTGAGACGATGCGATAGCAGACGCTACCTGTGACGCAAGAATACCGCCGTTGCCGTTACTTGAACCTGTGGAGCTTGCTTGAGTTTGACCGGCGACGTTACTAGGGTTAGGGGGTTTTACTCCGCCTGTTTTTCCTGTCTGGGGAGCTTGGTAACTTGTTGGGTTCCAAGGGATGCTCTCGAGTTCAGTAGGAGACACCCATTTTGTTTTATTGCCGCGCGCCTTTTTGATCGTTTCTGGATCATTTGCTCCAGTCTTCAAACCACCTAAGTGCCCTAGTCGGATCCACTCTGCATGGGTCAGAGGGCCGTCTGTGTCAGTATATTTTTTACCGGGGTTGGCTGCTTCCCACGCTTTGACATCTTCGTTTGAGATACCGCCCGTTGCGCGGAACATGTCACCGCCGCGAAGGCCTTTAGCAACGGCCTCCTCATATGTCATTGCCATGAATCTTTCTCCTCCGTTTCACAACAGTGGGTTGGTAATTAGCTGATTGCGCTGGCCTGAATAAACATTTCATCAATCTCTTGTGGCGTAAGCCCAAGCTGAGACCCGATCTCGATGATCATCGTGCTATTGCGATGAAAGCTCGCCTCTTGCCACGCCAGCTTAGTCAGAAACGGGGTATCCTGACTTTCCATATATGCTTCAACTGCGGGCAAGTGGCCTGATAAATGAAGTAACGCTTTAGCTTGAAAACGAGTTACCGTTTCAGGGACTGAAAGAGCCGACATATCCTCAGGTGGCGGGGCAAACTCACCACTCACGCTATCATATGTCCAATTGGGGCCAGCGAGTGAACTCCCTAAGGGGACAACTGCTTCATACAGTTCCTGAGCGTGAGCCAAGTAATCGGGCGGACATCGCTGTACAGAAACTACAACTCCACCATTAATCAGTGCATGCCGCATTAGCTAGCCTCCTCTAACCATGAGAGTATCGCCACACCTGCTCCCGGCTGAACGCTAGGAGATCCACCGAAACCATATCGATGAACCGGCGTGACGATCTTCTTGCCGGACTCCCCATCGATTCCGTTGGGCTCTCCACCATCGCCATCAATGCCAACCTTTGGTGAAGTAGACATGCGGACTCGGCCAGCCTTTCCACCAAAAACAGTGAATGTTTTTGCCTGTGTGGTCACCGAGGAATTAGATCCATCAACACCCGAGACATTGATATTAGAAAACCCGGGGCTTTCGGAGTTAGAAATTCCAGCATCACCCACCTGAATATCGACAACCTCACCCGGTGTGAGTGAAATGGGCAGGTCGACAATATAAGCGCCACTTCCTCCGTATGCGGCTATCCCATATTCATGTTCGTTGCGCGCCCCGCCGCCCCCTCCTGCAACTAGCGTAAGCCGAGCAGCAAACACGCGGTTAGGAACGGTCCACAAGGCTGAGGTATCAAAAACCTCAACGCGCTCTCTCATGTTGCCCCTCAGGCCAAGAGTTTCCTTTAGTGAGCTCAAATCAACCTCCATCCTTCGGTAGGCCCGAAGTATTTAAACGTGCACGCGATATTCGGGATATTAAGTAAGTAGTCGTCAGAGCCTCCCTCGATTCGCTCTGCTGTGTTGCCCGAATAGCCCAACAGGGTATCGTCAAAGCTGCCGAGACGAAGGGTGACTTCAGCACCTACAGCGGGACTTAAGGGCATGGGGTAACGCTGCCCCGCGCTTTTCACTAGAACCACATCACCCACCACCAACTGTTGACCAGCGCTCGAGCTTTTCACTGAGTTCGCAGGGGTGACGATGTTCTGAGCCGCCTGAGCATATCCTTGCGCCCGGTTGGCTTCGTGCTCGGCTCGGTCAGCTTGGGCTGATGCACGGCCAACTTCGGCCTGCGCACTAGCCACTTCCCTTCCGGCTTGGGTTACCTGCTCTTCTGCAAGGGCGACCTGAGCCGCTGCTGCATCAACTCTGCCTTGGGCTAAAGCAACTTGTTGAGACGCAAGCGCAACCTGGTCACTCGCCTGTTGTCGCTCTAGCTCGGCATCAGAAGCAGCCTGCTGGGCAAGTCCAGCAGCATGTTGAGCTTGGTTAACAAGCAATCCACACTGACTCGCTGACTGTTGAGCTGATTGCTCTAGCTGACGAATACCACTTGCAGAGGCTTGTGTAACAGGCTTCCCCTGCTCATCGAACTCAAGTATTTTGCCTTTACGCGTTAAAACGTCCGGTAACTCAAACCCATCTGTTTCAGGTACTGACACCGTTTGCTTAAAGCGCTGATCAGCCTTATCAAAGCCTGCTGCCACTTCATCAAACTTTGCATCAACATCACCACCGCGCGCTGTCTCGCCTGAAATAAAACGCTGACCGGGGTCGCTGTTGTCATAAAAAGGGTTAGCCACGTTCTAACCTCCGCGCTTCGTATTGCGTTGTATAACCAGTGATTGAGAAAGGTGCCGTGCCATTACGCAGACACGAGAACGTCAGAGCCATGTCGGTTGCCGTCCCAGCAATTGATATCCGATCTCTCGCTTGAATAGGCCCTGACCAAGCGAAGCCATCCCACTGAGCCTGCCCCCAAAAGCCGCCGGCAGCTGAACGCCCTAAAACTTGCGCCCGGTGTCTAGCAATATCAGCATCACCGCCGTTGAATTGAGGCAAGACTTTAAGGTCGATGGCTTCGGTATTGGTTAGATCAAGCGCGATCCTGCGTATACGCTTACGCACATCAGGGGATCCGAATGTGTTGAACGCGGTTGTCATCGTTGACACGATATCAAGCCCAGCAAAGCTATCTCCCTGATCAAAGCGATACACGCGACCATCATCAGAGCCAAATAGAGAGACCTCCTCCCCCGAATCAAGCTCGCCGGAGTAGGAGCATCGAACCGCATGCTCAAACTGTACGGTCGTCGCACCTACCGTTTCGGTCGCATACGTCGTCAAGTAGATACCTTGCCCCTCTTCGCTAAAGACACGGAGCTGATTGGAAGCCTTATTCACCAAAACTATCGAGGGAACAAAGCCTTGCTTGAAGAGTGGATCAACCTGATATCCAACCGTGGCAGGGGTAAAATCTCCGAAAGCTTGAACTGCCTGCAGGTTGCTAATGCCACGCTCGCTAATGAAGTAAGGGCTGACCATATCAGCAACCGTCCAAGGCTTTGCGCCTGCGTTAGCCGTGAGCCGCTTTAGCTGAAACGATTGCCGAGACTGCCCATAGAGAGCCTGAATACTATTGCGGCAAAAGGCTATCAGCACGCCGCCAGTTGTCGATGAAAATCCGGTCAGCGCGTCCGACGTACCAAACTCGCCAGCATTACCGCCTGCCCAATCTTCAGGGTTACCAACACCAGAGTGCTGAATGCTACCGACTTCAAAGCCTAGGAAAAGATGGAAATTGTGGCACTTCAACCACTGAGCACCGCTCGGGGCTGAGGTGATTTGAGAAAGGCTGTTGCCATCATATTTCCACGGTTTACCACCGCCGACCATATACAGTGCTCGGTAATAATCCGTCGCTTTGAAGGTATAGTCATCAATCGAGTAACGGCCTACTTCCATGCCGCTACCGACTAGCGTCCAGCCGCTACCCGTATTTTTATACAGTGCTGCGGTGTTTCCTGCTGATTGCTCCCGAATCGCTACATAGTGATCACGGAATGCGGCTACGCCCAAAATAGGCCCTTTACCCGGCACGGTTCCCGTGAGCTCTTCGTACCCTTTGATAGCACGATAACCACCCTCGATCGGACACTCAAAGTTCTGGCAGAACAGCAACTGACCGGGCTTTATTTGATTAGGCGGAGCTGCGAGATTCAAGCCACCCTTAAGCGGCGTATGGATAGAAGTCATACCAAAGGCCTTGCCAAAGAAATGGCTGGTCGGTAACTACGCGAAAGCTCGCTGATGTTTTCGTTGTAGCTCTGTCGTGCACGAGCCAGCACTTCAGGTGCATTCTCGTACAGAGCGTAATACTCCATCGCCTTATAGACGATCAGCATGTGAAACCGCTCTGGCATCAGTGGAGTGTCGACGCCTTCCGTTAGAATCTGAGGGGTGCGGTAGTACTCCAGCTCAGCCGAGTAAGGTTGGTCAGGTATCGCGCTAAAGTGAGCGACGTGGCCAGCATTGGTCCAAACCACGGGCAATCCGAGACCGAAGACCGTCAGCCGGTAACGCTCACGAAACTCACCATACGGCAGATGAAACAGCTCTCGCTTTTGTCCCTGATGCTCCAATACAAGCGCGATTGGTAAAGCACAGTCAGTTGGCAGGCTTATCTTTTGTGCATCGACAACTAACGCAGCGTCTTTGCGCATAAACTCCCAATCAGGCGTGCTCGCTTGGATCTCCACCCATGCCTGAGCAATCCAGTCGACAACGAGCTTGTACTCTCCATGCTGCCCGACCACAGAGGCCGGGCCTGTCCCTGACATACCGCACTCCTGACGAAGGCGTTTACAGAGTTCGAGAAAGGTCATAGTTAACCTTGATACTCACGAGACTGGAACGGATAGGCCAGCACCTCTCGAGGCTTCATATCTTTCGGGCTGTAGACTTTCTTTTTCGCATTATTCAGTACTTCAATGACGTAATCAGGCACCTTATGCCACTCGCCACGAGGCATGACAAAAGAACGGCCATTAACATGAACCTGCACTGGTTGAGTGTCTTTATCGTCTTCTGGAAACATAACCTCAACGTACTTCGTGCCTTCCGGCAGAACGGGTTTCGAAGTATCAGCATCATCACTTTCTAGCGGTTCGCCGAGGACATCTGCAATCTTCTTCAACAAACCTTTCTCAGAGATGTTGGCGCCATAGTTAATACCCAGCTCTTCAGCTTTCGCCTTTAACTGATCGATGTTCAACAATTTCAAATCTTCGATAGACATACTTACCTCACGGCCTTCACAGGCAGTTTAAATTTAGGGGAGCGCCACCATCCTTGGCAGCGAAGCCGTTACTGCATGTTGTCAGTCGCAGCGACTTCTAAGCGGACGATCCAGCCTTCGTTTAGGATCTTGGCTACAAAGTAAGACTTCCAGCCGACATAACCACGTTGACCTAGCGGGTCGCTAGAGTCAGTCTCTTCGACCGGTGTTACCTTCGGCGTAATCGCTTTTTTACCTTTGAGAGGAATACAGCCATAAGCGTCTTGTCCGAAGTAGATGACAGGGTAAACGTCAGCATTCGTGCCGCTGTCGGATACCATGTTCCCAGCAGCACCACCCGCATTAAGGAATGCGTCCAAGTCTGGGGACAGCACATAGCGAACATCTTCAACCTTACCGATTTCATATGGCAGAGGTTTGGTAGTTCCGTATTTCTCGACCGGCGTGAAGCCTGGCATATCGCGAATATCTGATTCCAGATTAGTGTGAGCTACAGCAATGTATGCTGCAGCAATCGCTTCAGTGCCGTACTTCACAGAAGAAGATGCCATCTTGGTGACTTTCTTCGCTTTATTACGTTTTAGCGCTGCAGTCACTGCGCGCTGCAGCTTCAGCTTAATTGGCTGGTTGACACCGCTGCGGGTATTGCCGTTTGCGTAATAGACGCTCGTGCCTGCGCGAATAGCACCCCAAGTGACCGCTTCAATAGTCGCACCGGCCTGCTCACCGCATAACTCGGTACCGACTTTTAGAACAGGATCTTCAGCCATGTCCTGAACGTGATCGGTGATCTCTGCAACGTCACCGTATTGCACCAACGTTGCTTCAACATCTTCAAACTGGATCTGGCGAGAAGCTGGAGTAACACCCTCTTGCAATCCTGCTGTCGCAACAGGGAAAGGAATTGCACGGCGAAACTTAACAGCGTTGGCGGTATTCGTCGGAATCGGTTTGTGCTGCCCGAACTTCGAGAGAATCATCACGGGTTCTGCGTGTTTCAGCATATCCGCCGCAGCCCATGCGGCAGTTCGTTGGCTAATGGAGCCATAGGTTGTTTGTGGCATTAGGTTTTGCTCCTAAGTGTAAGAAATAAAAAGGGTTTGATTTTCCTTTCACCGGCTTACACGGAGGAGTCATAAAAAAGCCCAGCGTCCATAGAGGCTAGGCATTTATGTTCGTCCGTTTTTTCGGTTACGGGTGTTGCGAGCAAACCAAGCGTTAAGCGTCCGTAGAGGCCATACGCTTAGTCTGCGAATTCGTCAAAAGCTGAATCGAAATCGTCTTCTGCTGCTGATCGCTGAGCATGGCCTTTAGCAGGCAGGGTCTGCGATTGTGATAGCTTTCGGTCTCGATTCGCTTTTCGATGCTGCTCTTGCTGAGTTTGCTGCAGCTTTTGATAGTCCTGATGCTGGTTGAAGCCATTGAGTAGATACGCAGCTTCAGAGGCGTCATTGCTATTCATAAGCTCTTGCACATGCGCAGGCTGGGAAGATATCCAGTCCGTGAACTCTGCTGTACTGACGGTTTGCTGCCAGCCGGGAAACTGCTGATCCAGTAATTGGACTTGCATCTGATGCTGTTGGTGCTGTGCTTGCTCCTGAATCGGTACAACCTGATTCTGCAGCTGCTGATATGACGTACTTAACTGCTGCAACTGAGCTGCCTGAGCTTGAATCGCGCGGGCTGCCTCAGGAAAGGTCTCTGCCAACGCAGACATATCTTGCTCTGATAGGACTGCTTGCTCCTGCTGCGCTGGCGCTGCAACTTGATTCGCTTGAAGCTGGCGTTGCAGCTCATTGATTTGGCGCTGTAGCGTAGGCACTCGACCCATCTCGGACTGATAGCGATGCTTCCATGGGTTGTCCTGAGAGTCCCAATCTGTCCCGCCTGCCTGCTGACCATCCGTGGCGCCGTCCGCGGCGATTGCTTCCTGCTCTTCCTGATTCCCACCTTCAGGTGCCGCTTCCTCTGAGACTGCATCCTTGTTCGTGAAGCGCCCCTGCTCGTCACGTGGCTGGCCGGGCTGATCTCCAGCTTCAGCCGCAGCCTCTTCTGCTACTACTCCTACTGCTGCAGTTGCGCTATCGCCGCCACTAGAGTCATTGGAAAACTCTTCAAACGCAGCATCAAAGCTATCCTCGCCCTGATCCAGTGTTTCTGATACTTCAGGCGTTTCTGTAGGTTGGCTTTCTTCTTGGTACATAGTTCCTCCAGCGATCTTCTCAGACGGCTCTTGGTTGCGGGTTAAAGGTAATCTTGTGAGCTGGTTGTAACAGGCTCTTTGCTTTCAGGCAGAGCAAGCAAGTCATCGATAAGCCTGATGATCCCGCGCTGCTGTTCGGAATTAACGTCGTTAATGAGCTCACCAACAGCAGTACTGCGTCGTTCATTCGCAAACTTTACAACTTCATTCCAGGTACGGGAGTGGGTATTAATTGCCATAGGTGTCAAACCCCTTACTCAGATTTTCAGCCTGCAGCTGCAGCTTGGTTTGATCCTGATTGGCCTTCACTGCAGCCATATCACGCTTGTTCTGCTCACGTTGCTGTTCAATACCAACTTTTGCCTCAAGCTGAGCAATCGTGATCTCGTTGCGTGCTGCGATCTCCGCTAAGCCTAGCTCTCGCTTCTGCTCTAGCTCCATTTGCTTGATTTGTGCTTCTTGCTGCAATGACGCCTGCTTGTACTCAGCATCGGCTTGCAGCTTTATTTGCTCTAACTGAAGCTTCGCCTGATTTAACTGCAGAGATGGGTCAGAAGGCTGATTCTCAGCCGCTTTACGAGCTTCTTCTTGTCTCTGGGTGACCTCTTCTTCCGATAACGCAATCTTGTCGATGGGAATCTCCAGCGACTTCGCTATCTGCTCATGCAGGCCTTTCCAATCCGTTCTGATATTAAACTCTGGGTTTCCAGCAGCGATATTTGCATAGACCATCAGGTTTTCTTGCTGCTTTTCCTTCACCAAGAGGGCGCCAGATCCACGAGCATCAATGGTGTAATCGCCTTTGATATCATCGTTCTCACCGTACTGCATATTCCAGTCGTAGAACCGACCAATCAGTGTACGCGTAATATCGTCATCCCAATTTTTTACAGCTCTTCTCAGCACGATATTGGCAGAGTTCATCAGCATCGACATGCCTTGCGCTGTCTGAGTGATATGACCAGCCTGCTCGCCCTGAGCAATCAGAGGTAAGTTAGTTTCCTCATCCGCTAACTGGCGACCTAAAGAGAATATATTGGCCAATTCGGCTTGATGTGACTGGGTGCTGAAGCTTTGAAAAGCGGCGCGAATATCCGTGACTGTCTTCCCTTCACGCGTTACCCAAACCTTTTTAGGTGTTAAAGCCCACTTTCCATCCGCTGGCTGTACGAGGGATTGGTTAATGACAATCTGATCAGCCACTGACTGTCCGCCATTGTCCATCATCATTCGCATAGAGGCGTTGATAATCTTCTGCGGGTTTCGCATCAGGTAAGGCACGCCAAAACCAAAGATACAGCTTTCATCCTTTTCCCAATTGAACACCGAATACGGGAACTCCTCGGTATCCATAGAGTTCAGAGATACCTTTAGCACCTTGTTGGAGGAAAAGAACACGATGCCATAAAGTTCATTATCGAGACCATCGACCTCATCTAGCGTTTTCTCATCGGCCTGCGCAATGCTAAGCGCATCGATCAGTTGCTGCTTTTTAATCGGGCCGTGATACTCCCAAACCTCATACTTATTTGATTCACCAATCGTATCAACGCCGGTTATCTCGCGAATATCATCGATATAGTTTTTAGCGATAGACGCTTCGTCTCTATCGCCCTTCGCAAACTCGTTAATATTCGAGGTAATCGTGTTAGGCAGCTTCGAGAACTCTCGCAACTGCTTTTTGGTCCAAAGATGACGTTCAAATATAAACTCAGCTTCTTCGATCGTTCGCGCGGACATATCTGGGAAAAAGTTCCAGTAATCAACGCGCTCAACCGCGGCGGCTAAGTCCTCTTTAACATCGAGCTCAAAACCATTCTCTGCCTTGCGCCAATGACGCTTAGAGCGACCAACGACCACAGGCCCCTTTAGAACTCCAGTACCGCATTGGCAAGCATCATGAATAATGTCTCGGGATTTCAGCGGGTACTTCGACTCGTTGAGCTGATCATCAATCTCGGTTTGCATGGCATCAGCCATCGCTTTAGCCTGACGATCATCGCCATGTGCTGAGCCTGCGCTACCGGTGATGACGGGGACAGGTGTTGGCTTAATACCCCAATTACGATCATCAGTCGGAAAGAGCATATCCTGACAGCGTGCTTCTGCTGCATTGGTTTTATTGCGCGTCAGGTTGGTGAAAATCTTGGACCCTTCAACTCCTTTAAGCTCTTCCGGCGAATATTCACCGTGGAACTGGCGTAGATCTTCCAACCAACGTTGCTCGATTTGAGAGCGCTTGGAAACCTGCCGGCTAGCCTTCTCGGTCAGTGAGGTAGCCAAGCTATCGAGGCTATCTTTCATATGCTCTAGGGAGCGTGGTTGCTGTTCTTGCATTCGAGTCTCACGACTGGATTTTCTATTTAATATCCGGCTACAGAATCGCCAACTGCCGGACGGCTAAATGTCGTTTCTACGGGCTTCGTTATGGCATGCTCTATACCCATGACGAGATATCGCAGCGCATCCATGAGGTGGTCGTTCTTTTTAACAATCCGCCCTTTGTCGTCACGACGATAGATACGATATTCACTCGCCGTGCTGGTTAGGGTACTGAAGATTTTCAGGCGCCCAGTAGATAAGCGCTCGTACACTTCCAGAAGACCTGCTTCAACAGCCTTATCAGCTCCCACCAAACTCAGGCCCTCGCCTTCATACAGGTCCCAGAGGTTCCGACCATCAGTTTGAGATCGTCCTCTCGCCGCAGTATCAATGATGCCGGGAATCCAATCTCCTCGCGCCTTAATCGCTGAGGCATGAACGCTAGGCTCTGCCTGCCCGCGGTAATGTTCCGAGTAGCAATAGATCACATCACTATCCCGGTCATGCGCTCCCCAGATTGCAGCAGTTTTGTTCCAGCCAACATCAAAGCCGCATGCTCGATAAAAGTGTGCTGGCAGCTGAATAGGGGTAATAAACACTTCCTCCTCAGGAACTGGATAGATCGCGCCCGAGCCCAGAGACGGAATGCCTTTACGGCGCGCGTCTGCCGTGTGTGGCGCCATACCTTTAGTCATACGCTCGATCATCTCGTCGGAAATGTGCGGTACATCGTCCCAGCCTGCTTGAATCACTGCCCTGCTCATAGCTCACCTACTGATTCCAAGAAACTCACGACCAACTCCGTCAGGCCGCTAAGTGGGGTAAACGTCAGAACTGTAAGACCGTGCGTGGTCATAGTTCGGATCAAGGCCTCTTCATACACATCAAGAGGACACTCTTCATCGAACCAAATCCAGTCTTCTTCAGTGCCCTGAAATATCTTTCGCCCCTGCTCGTACGAGCGAAGTTTAAGTGAAGAAACGCCGCCGCTGACATGGCGTACAGCCAATGACTCAAATGCTTCAGGAATGCCATGCTTCCGCGTGCACTGCTCGATGATCAGGTTGTCGCCAGGTATAAGTCCTGTGCCGAGGTCATCCCAATCGCCACACAGTTTTTTCTGGATGATGTCCCGCGTTGTAATGCCTGTGTCACCAGAAAGAAGTCCTTTAATCGGACGTTCAAATCGGTGTCCTTCCCACCACTCTGGATACAACCCCGTGGCATGACACACAGTTTCATAGCCACCGCCTGACTCTGTTTTACCAACACGGTTACCTGCCATAAAACAGCGCTCGTCATGCTCAGCACCGGCTCTAAAAAACTCCAGATGCTTTTTGTAGAGTTCTCGCCGAAGAGGCCCTTCATCTGGAAACAGATCAAAGAACTTGCGCCTTGCTTTGCGTCGGGCTCTTTCTTCCAGAAGCGCGAGATATTCAAGCCTATCCCGCCTGTTCAAGAGCCGCTATCCGGGCTTCAATTTGATCGTCGGTTAGCTCCTCATGCTGCAGCTTGCCGGAATGCTCAACCTTATCCTTAAACGCCTGTACATTGACATGCTTACCGAGCAGCTCAAGGTTTTTGAGTTTGTCAGGCCATTTGATTTTCTTGAGGATACCAATCATTTCCCGCTCGTCGCCCCGGCCTTCATGCAGTTCCGCTACATCCATACCAGAGATGAACTGACGCCAGATCGGCGGCCAATCAGCAATATGTTTGAATGAGCCGTCAGAGTGCATGATGTCGAGCACATCCATCTGATCAATCTCAACTAGCCGCTGAAGGACGTAATCGGCATCGATCTTTGTGCGCTCTATCCGCTGCTCCATAAGCTCAGCGATATACGCATTAATCTCTGGCATCTTCAGCAACTTATAAGCGGTATTGCCTGCTGATGCGGGACTATACCCAGCGGTAATCGCAGCAGATTGCCCTTGTTTCTGAATAATGTACTGACGACAGAACTCACGGCGCTGCTCTGTCCAATTGAACTCTTTGTTTCTACCCATGCGGCTTCTCTCAAGCGGCTAAATCATCGGTTTTGTTAACGCTGACCGGAAACAGCGAGATATAGACCACCTCCTTTTAGGGCTGCCTACTCATCTTTGCAATGCTCTAGCCTTCCGGCATTGACCTCTCTCGCACACCTCAGTCGCGCGTTGCACTCTTTAATGGCGCCGACATTCAGTATTCCCCAGTTCAGCAAATGCTTTCTCTGGATCCCATCAGCAAGATAAAGCTCGCAGTCTCTAAGGTATCGTTCTGGAATCGCTGCAGGCGGTTTCGATAACAAGTCCGTTAGCGCACATGACGCCACGGACAAACTCATCAGAAAGACGGCCATCAGTCGAAGTATCGGCTTCATGTCTCACCCGGGCGGTAATGGTTTGAGTGGATTTACGCTGCTCAGCTAGTTGGCTTTCAAGTACGCGGTCGACTTTAGTTTCTAGCTGCTGACTATCTTTCATCTGCTGCAACTCACTTTCGAGTACAGCCTTTTCCTGTAGCTCTGTGTAGATGAAATATACGAGCCCTATCGCTAGTGGTGCTGCCACAAAAGGCCAGTACTTAATCGGGCTTAACATAGCGCTCTCCCACGTTTCCGGCATTGTACATACCTAAGATGAGCGTTTGCGCTGCAACCCAAGTACCGCCTTCAAGCTGCCCTGAGAACAGCGCGATGTGAGAGACCAGTGCCGAAACAGCCGCTAAAGCAAATTTTCGACTCCGGTATCGGTCATCTGTCATGCTACGTTTCGCTCGGCTGGATACGATGCCCAAGGCAATTGGTAATGCGGTCCATCCTTGAGCGATGCCCAGTTGCCACCCCACTCCAATGGGATGCCCAACTCCTGAGCAGCGGCGAACATAGCCTCAGCTATTTCATAGTAAGGAGGCCAACTCCAATCGACTCGACCATCCACCCAAGCACCAAGATCAACGGCGTGGCCGGTTAAGTGACGACTACGCAAGGTCGTAGATGATCCAGCAGCCAGTAACTTGCGCTGTCGGTCAATTGAACGAACGCCTTCCAGCACAGTGAAATCAACACTCGTCTTTTGAATAGCTCGCTCTACTACGCGCACCAGATCAGGATGAACGCCTTCAAGACGCTCACGGGAACGCTTACCCAGTTTGTAGCTCATAGAAACCTCGCGCCTCACGGCTGGAGTTGGTGGGAATAGCTATGCGGCCGACGCTGTCCAGCGCACAACTTTTTCACGGATCTTCGTGCCATCTTTAAATACGGCAACCGTGAACTCATGATCACCGTATCCTTGGAAAGCCCAATGCAACGAGCCGTCATCGGAAAGCGTTAGACCTGCAGGCGTCGCTCCAACCACTTCACAATAGAAGCGAGCATTAGCGTCCGCTGGCAAACTTACGTCTTCATAAATGATGCTCGGGCCATGTTGTCCAGTAGCAGGCACATCGCTACCTAAGACGCCGCGGGGAGTTGGCTCCGGCTCGCTAGCAGATGAGGCGATTACTGTAACGAGCTGCGATACGGAAGCGCTATTTCCAGCTGCATCGGTTACCGAGAATACAACCTCATGCGGCCCGCCCGCTGTGCTCGTGTCAAAGTCATCACCCGTCACTGTGATACTCGATGTAAGATCGCCATCAATATCATCAATAGCTGTAACGGCAGGTGCCACATACGCATCGCCTACAGCGAGCTGGATAGTGGTTGGGGCGTTTAGAGAGATCGACGGAGGCGTTGTGTCAGCTGTATTTTCGATCACAACAACGAACTGCGACGCGCTTGCGCTGTTTCCGGCGGCATCCGTTACCGAAAAAATAACCTCATATGGTCCACCCGCCGCACCTGTATCAAAATCAGCACCAGACATCGTAATGGCGCCCGTTAAATCGCCGTCAGTGCCATCGCTCGCCGTAACATTGGGGGGCGTGTAAACATTCCCTGTTTCGAGATGAATATTGGTCGGAGCGTTCAGCGAGATCGATGGGGGTATTGTATCGGGCGGTTGAGTATTGTCGCCGCCACCCGATACAAACGGGGTAACGGCAACCCACTCCATCGAACCAATGTCGTTAGTCATACGCATCTCGACATTGACTGTTCCTTCTGGCAGTCCCGTTAGCACCAGCGGATTCGAGCGCGCCAACTTGGCATCTCCACCATTGACCCGATACTCGGTACGCGAGGCATCGTTAGAATCGTAGCTGTGAACAATCATTGCAGAGTCACCAGTGACGAACTGGGCGTCGCTGACAGTCAAAACCCCAGAAGGGGCTGCGGTTGGCGCGGAGCCGCTCGTCGTTATTGTGACGGGGGTACTTGGCCCTTCACCAAAATCATTCACAAACTTTAAGTGGTATGTGACCTCAGTACCCGGAACTAGATCATCAACAACGTGATACGTCAGCGTGGAGAAGTTTCGATCCGAATCGTCATCACGATCAATCACGATATAGGACGCGTCAGAAGCGGATGCTTCCCAGTTAATTTGATGAGATGTAAAGCCTTGAGTGCTGTCACTGACAAAGACTGGTGCGCTTTGTGGGGCCTGTGTTGGGAAGGTTCCGCTGTGGATACAGGTTCCCGACACCGACTGCTCAGAAGTTTCCCCATCTTGGTTGACCGCTCTGACCGATAACTTGTACGCCTCCCAGTTTCCTAGCTTTGGCGTGCTCAACGGTCGACCGGCCAGATCATCAATTGAAACAAAGTTCCAATTCCCGGCGTCGTTCATTCTCCACTCGAAACCCGTATGGTCTTGACCGTCGTAACTGACATCTGCATAGACCCGATCAAATTTCTTGAAGGATCCTTTGATCGATAAAACTCCGCTTGGCGCAGCCATTATGTAACCCTCGCTAGATATACTTTCGATGTTTCGCCGCTTCGAGACCACAGGTAGATGATAAATTTCATACCGTGCAGCTCTGTTGCGAAGCTCTTGTTTTCTGTGTAAGAACCGTGCTGGTCGGGGTATGCCCCTTTCGGTTCAACCCGCTTGAGTGTGTTGTCTGACAAGTCGAGATAGAAAAAAGAGTTGCCAACCGGCAGGCCGTCCTCCTCGACGATCGTGTCGTGCATACCCGCGTAGGTTGTCAGTACAACCCCATTAGCTCCCCATTCTTCAATGAACATTGATGGGTTAGACGCACCCTGAACTCTCACCAAATCACCATCAGTATTGATAGTAGTGAGAGCATTATTTACGGTTTGCACCGGCCCCCACGTTTCACTGATCATGTCAAACTCGGCAAATGTGCCACGGTGGTCACACCAGAAAATCATCTTCTGATCGTTCACCTTCGCGAGTCGGGTGTAGTCGGTGGCGTAAAGCCCCGCAGGCACGGTGCCAAGCTTGATCATCTGCGTCGGGTTTGCCCCTTCCAGCTTGTACATTCCAAAGCTGTCCATCACTCTGGCCATACGTCCATAGTAGGTATTCTTTTGGTCGCATCGGATCATGTACTGACAAGGCCCACCCGAGTGATACTCGCTAGTACCCTTGTAAAACATATGCTCTCTACCTGTCTCCCCAGTATCGAGCTTGTGATAGGCATATGCCTGCCTTACGGAAAAGACAGTATTGTCATCCCAAATACCAACCCCTTGGTATGTATGACTAGAAGGCGGTCGGCCATCCGGGAGAGTCATCTTGAACTCACCGTCTTCCGTGTAATACTGCTCATACTCGTAAGGTTCAAAGCCGCCACTGGCAGCAATATCGACACCACCAAATCCAATACCGGACTCGATACGACCGCTCAACGACTTGTAATCGGGGTTCCAGGGGTAGTCTGGGTGATCAGGATCAGATGGCATTGCGAAGATGTCCGCAGACATGGTGCTGTAGTTGATTCTCCACCCACCATTGAGTGTTGAATCTCCGTGCCCCCCGCTACATAACAAATAGGCAATTTTCGTTCTTTCATCGAATGCCTGCCCAATCCAGGATCGGAAGGTTGCACCTACTTTGCCGCCGGTACCGAAAGCTTTGGTGTTAACATCGAACCCGTTTGCATCCAACTCCGCTCGAATCTGCGCTACAGGATCAAAGCCCGCCACTTCGACGAAGTACAGCTCATCCAGACTCGTGACTGGGATCTTAGTCAAAGACTCTGCGGTGACGACACCCGCAGCGTCCCGCTCTGGCGTCCATACCGTCTGGGCAACAGGCGCTTCGCCTTGCCCCAAACGCAAATCAGCGTTACCAAGCGTGCTTACTCTGTTTACTGAACGGCCAAGATCTAGGTCAACTGCCCCCGTTGTCGTGAACTCCATATCTACACTGCTTGGACTGATATCGCGCCCCAAGCTGAGATCATCACTACCAACGGTCTCAATCACCAGCGCAGATCGCGCAATAGCTACGGTAACCTTGATAGAAACCGAGACATCGCCCGCCAAGTTCTCAACAGTGAAGCGGAACGCATCGGAGCCAGAGATACCCGAGTTGGGTGTATAGCTAAACTCTCCAGTTGCGGCGCTAAACGAAACGTTGCCATTGATAGGCGTGGCGGTAATGCTCACAGACGAAGCGACAATCGAGCCACTGAGCCCTGTATCAATACCTACAAGGTCAATAGCAACGGCTTCGCCTTCAGATGTGTTTGCAAAGTGAAACCGTGTTGGCTCACCTGCGCCACTACCGACACCGAACGACAGATCAAGCTCTAACATTATCCCTCCATGACCTCTACAACTTGAGGAGCTGTGAAGGTTATCTCGCTGATGTGCCTCGCAAACGTGGTCACACCACGCGGCATAGTGGCTGTATTCCCATCGAGTTGATAATCGGCATCTGCGATTAATCGAATAGCCAAAACATTACGAAGATCTAGCGTTGTCACGTTGGTGCGAATGCTTGATACCGCAAAGGCCTGAATTGGATTTCCAACAGTGGACTGTCTCACTTTTTACACCTCATTTCCGGTGGCATATGACGCCGCTCCATCTCAGAGTCGTAGGCGTTACGACAGTGGTCGTCTTGCCAGAAAAAGATTGCGTTCACTATACGCTTTGGCCAGCGAACGCCGCGATCACGATCAAGGCGATAGCTGCGGGATGAGATGGCCTCGTCGGGATACCCACCAAGCAAAGCAGCATTGATTAGTTGGTTTAGCGCGATAATGATGTTCATCAGACGCTCACCAACAGCAGAGATAAACTTACTCATCACAACCTCCGTTTAGAGGCAGGTCGATCAACTCTCCGTCGCGGAAGAAACGAGCATTGGTAATCCCCTGCTCTGCATAATGAGCTTTTAGGTCTGCAATGAAGGCGCTGAAGATACCGACGCCCTGCGTTTGTGCCCATGCAAGATGCACATCGACAGAGTTAGGCAACGTGCGCGTGATCACACAGCTAGCAGAAAATGACATGCCGTTACCGTCATAGCGCGCGAGCTCAACGAGAGGCTGAATAGATAAGCGGCTCATACCAGTACGGCCTTTAGAGCAGCTAGCCAGCCGAACTCTTGAACAATCGCATACAAGATCGCCCCGATCACGGCCCATTTAATCTGATTCAAGCTACCGACCATTTTGCTGAGAGCTTCGCTCAGCTCACCATGCCCTTTCTTGAGCTCGTCAATCTCTTTCTCGTGATAGCTGACCTGCATCTCTAAGCGATCAATCCGTGATTCACTCACCGCTTCCATCCTTAACGATCACTGGGGTGGGCTGGTTCACGATTACCGGAGCCGGTTGTTCGATCACAGTAGGCGGTGCCGTTGAGTCCACGTGACTGGAGCTGTCATTGATCAGATCGCCATCATGAGAGCTATCAACCGAATCGCTGTTATAGCTGTTGCTCGTGTTGTGCCCTGCCGCTTTGAAACCGTCAGCTGCGATCTTTGTCACTGCCGCCCAAGGAGCAATGCCGACTGACTTATTCACGACGTTGTTCGCGAAGTCCCAGCCATTTGTCTGGCGCGGGACATGCAACTTGTCGCGCGGATCCTTATATGTGATGTCACAACCAGATGGGCAATGCGCTCTCAACGTGGACTGCGCCATCTGCGATTTGATTAGCTCTAGTTGGTTTGCACTGATTGGTTCATTCGAAGCACAGCCAGCAAGGCCACACATGGCAATTACTAATAGTGCAATGAGAAAGCCCGGGCGCGGGAAATCGCTCCGGTCACCGTTTCTGCGACAGAGGTTTGTCATTTGAATCACCATGATTGATTGGATAGGTCCTACTCAGTCGAGCTTCACAGCTGGACGTTTTCGGAAGGCTGCGCTGTCTCACGACATGGCAAGAGGTCAAATTTCAGGCATAAAAAAACCCCGCCGAAGCGAGGTTTCTTTTCAGCTAGACGCAAAAACTACATCATAGCTATTTACCTGTATAAAATTACACTAATTTGCGTCAGGGTCAACCGGATCTTTAAATAGTTTTAAGGGCAACGGCAAGAATATTCTCTTAGGGTAGCTAATTTCTCCAACAGCTCTCAAGCAAAGAGCCCTGACACACACTAAATCATCCTCTGAAGAGAATCGGAATACATCCCCTATTTTGCGAAGGCCTAGACGCTGACCTACCATATTCCCCGCAATTACAATCTTTTCAGCCTCGCTTTGAAACCCGAGTTCGATCCATTGTTTTGCTGGTATGTAAAAGTAAGTATTCAAAAGTCTGGTGGTATCACTACCCGAGCAGTTGAGAACACATTCATTTGAGGAACATTTAGCCTCAAAAATATTGCTGGTTGCGCTGCGGGCGTCCTTTTTTACACCTATGAAGTCTTGATACCTAAGAGTAACGACCGCGATATACCAGCCCACCACTGCAGACTGAACAACGCTCGACTCAAACGCACTACCGAAAAGACTCAAAGCCCAGTAGAACGAATCCAGTGCGCCGGTATACCCCATGATGAAGCGAAACTCCATTAACAAAGCAGTAGAAATCAGTAATACCACTGAAGCTCTGGCTACAAAAAACCGCAGCTGGTCATTCTTGAAAATAGCGAGCACTACCCTGCCTCCTGCACAAACCCCTCTATGATCTCAAGATTATACGCTAGCCGGTCGTAACCTACATTTCGATTGTGAGTGTAAGACCGTACCGATACTTCCAACCGATCTGCCAACTCCTTGTTCGAGAACACGCGCTTATAAATTGCTTGGTGATATGCCCGAGCAAGAACTGCCGCGGCGTATTTGTCTTCGACATTGCGGAACATAGCCCGAGCCTTTCCATAGTTGTGATGTTCGCGGCGCAGGAACCTAGCCTCGCTGATCATCTTATCGTCCGCTTTGTCATTGCTCTGGTGCTCATCTGCTGATGCAAAGGCCGCGGTAAGCTGCTTTTGTCTAGTGATGCTAGGCGGCCGCTTGTTTGTGATCTGCTGAAACCACTCTAACTGAGATGGTGCGTGCCAGCCTGCAGATAAGCTGGGGCTAAGATAATAAGACACCAGTATGCCTATCAGGTCGTCGATTTGATCCTTTCTGTTCACCATAACTGCTCTTTTTGCCCCTCGATGGTAACCATGTTTACTTATTCGCCCTTAATCGCCTTTCGGGCTATCTACCCCATCGGTCTCTAACTTGCTGCTCGACCTGTTGTTTCTGCTCTGAGCTCAGATGGCGAGTCTCCCAATCAAATAGCTGTTTTCGGTCATGGCGGTGGCGTCGCTGCTTCATACGCAGGATGAGGTCCGATACCTGGTGATCGTTCATACCACACCCTCGAATTTCGATATCTCTACAAAGCACGCTCCGCCTTTCACAACAGGCCCTCGTATCACTCGAATGTCATCGACTAACTCATCGTCTGCCCATACATTCGCAGCGGTTATGGCATCAAGAACACCTTTGCTGTAGTTATCGATATCGCGCTTTCGGCGACATGGTGGGTATAGCGTTAAGCGCAACGCTAAGCGCCCTGTTTGGACTGGCCCTCGATACTGGGCATTGATCGCGGCCACCGCATCTTTTTTAAATTGCCGCCCTCTTTTGCTCGTAATTTTCCGGCCGTTCGCAACAGCCGTGATGTTGTTGACCGAGGGCGGAAATGGAATAGAGAACTCGATCATGCAGCCACCTCTATCAGTCCACGTCGCGTCAACTGCTGTAATGTCAGAACAATCGCTCGGTCCATTCTCTCTCGGCGCTCCTCTCGTGAAAGGTGATGACCATTGTCGATTTCATGGTGGCAGTCTGGGCATATTGCTGCGGTCAGGGAATCATCGACCTTTTGGCCCATCCCCTTGCCCTCGTTCCGGTGAGCTACTTGAATACCCCAAGCACCACAGAGCACGCATTGGTCTAACTGCCCAACAGCTGCCAACCACTTTCGACTTCGGTAAGGTTTTGCCTTCATGCTCACGCCGCTCTCCTATTCTGCTTTTGCATCTCGTCGTAGTACTCCTCATAGACAGCTAGCGCGGGTTCACTCCACTGCACCCCCATTTCACAACCTTGCGCATAGAGAAACTCGACAAAGTCCACCGCCTCAGATTTGCGAAACTTAGTGGTTGTTGGCCGTACGGTGATGGTTCGACGCCCATCCATACTCGTGATGAGTTGCCCCGGGTGTGTTAAGGGCTCGCCCATTGAGAGCTTTTCCTGCTCAAACTGATCAACCAGCAGTGCTTTCCATACATCTTGGCTGTATCGCTTCTTGCCAAAGAACGTGACCTGCTTGGCGATATCACCAATCATCGCGTGGTACTTCTTCTCCATCGTGCGGGTTTTGCTCTCTTCGGTGATGGATACACAGCAAGGCTTACCGGCCTTTACCATGGCGCAGGCTATTTCCCATGCGCGGGTCATTACAGGCCGCAGCTGTGACTCAGAACGAATCGTTGTCGCTTGCTTACTCATCGCTGCAGCTCCTCCAAACGCTTTCCAAAATCAGAGAACGGAACACGGAGCAGCGGCTTACTCACTCCCGGCCATAGGGTAAGTGGTGTGGCTGCGTTTCCCTTCTTGAAAACAGTCAGTTCATGCTTATCGAGAATCATGTTGATCAAGAACGTGCTGCATCCAAAGTGAGTAGCGACCTCTGTCAGCGTCTTCTTGTCACCATGAGTGCGGATGTACTCCACGATCTCGGCATGGTCGTACTTCAAACCGCTCATAACCGTCTCCGTAGTTCAGCCAGCGCAGCATTCCCCGCCTTCATCGCTTGCTGGGTTGCCACCTTCCGTCCGTTGCGATGATGCTCAAGCGCGCGCGAATTAAGCTCTGGCAGCTCCAGTACTTCGCCGTTCATGACGCGATCACACAGGGCTTCATACTCAGCCTTGAACCGTGGGCGTGTGACCTTGGAGGTTTCAGAGCGCAGTTCAAACCATCCGGTGTTCTTACCGGCGTAGTACACCGCTGGGTGGGTCCACTTGGCGTGCAAAACGCGATGCCCGTTGTTGCAAGCTTCCAAGTACGCGGCCTCGGTCGAAGGCAGTCCAAACTCCTCTGGGGTGGTCATGCAGAGCTTGCGAAACTCACCGAGGTTTGGGACAAACTGACTCTCACGTTTCAGTAGTTTGACGAAACCCTTCTTGATCATGCCCTCGGTCATATCGCGTAAACCCAAGCACCACGTTTGGAAGGACTCCCCGCCAACCTCGCCGTACTGGTTGGCAAACTGCGCGCCATAGATCTCACTCATACGAAGCCACAACTGAGTCATTGATATCTTCACTTGGTCGCTGACCATGGAGTCTCGCGAGGTAGTTGCTTGCGGCGGCGTGCTGGCGGTCGACGGTTGATAGCTTTGGGCCGGTGGCAGTAGATCGTTGAGCGAGTGGGGCTTGGCCATGGTTCACCTTCCAGTCGTTTGTGTAGTGTTCATCAGGGCCGAAGAATGAGGCCATTGTCTTAACAAATTCAGTATTCAGGATGCTCTTCGCTTCGCAGTAAGCCGCATAGCGCTTCATGCCCTCTGCGAGTTCACGCCATGTTGCACCTTGCTTGATGCGAGCATTGCAGGCTTGAAATGCCTTACGCTTGGGATCTGAGCCTTCTCGACGAGGACGCTGTTGCCAGATCCATTCGAACTCTTTGGGGTATTCATGGATAGATCGCTTGGGGGTTGGAGCGTTGACGGTCTGTGAATCTGCGGATGAGGCATAAGTATCTATCCCGTTAGGGATAGTATTATTGTGTTCTTGTGTAGTGGCCCTTTTTGTTGGCCCACCGTTGGCCCTTTCGTTGGCCTCTGTTTCAATACAGGCCCCGTCATTGCTGGGTTTTGGTTGGCCCTCTTGCTGGCCCTCAATGTTGGCCCTGTGTTGGCCCTTTTTTTCTTGATAATCACTGTAATTACATACAGTAAAAATTGAGCCGTTACGTGTTGATTGCTTTGTCAGCATCCCTTCGGCTTCAAAGAAGCTGATAATGCTACGCATCTGCTTCTCTGTGACACCAACACGCTCAGCGAGCGCCTTTCTGCCTGACGCGAACTGCCCTATTTCTAACTGAACCGGCTTCGTACCTAACATCGTCTTTCGGGGCTTATGAGAAGCCAGCATGAGTATATGGACCCATGAGGATAGGTATTCAGGACGACCAGCAAAGGCGCTCTCCTGAAGCGTGCGATACAACTTTATAAACCCCGAGTTAAGGGGTGCTTCTTCATTGTGCTCCATGCGGGGCCTTCTGAACTGGATTACCTGTGCGGTCTGTGACATCATGGTTTCCTCTGTGAAACCCTCGTTGTGGCCCGCCAGCCTTTAGCAACGGGGGTTTTCTTTTACCTGTCTAGTGCGGAGCGTTCGCCGCGTTCGCTTTGTGCTCGTAACTGAACAGTGCCCTAGCCCAGCCGATAAAGACCAAGACGCTGTTCAGTCCCCTCTCATAGAAAGGGCTACCAGTCGGCACCACCTATGGCGCCAACTGGCGTGTTGCATCCGGCAGTCCTCGCCGGATGGCTAAGCTAGATCTCCTGCCAGCTTTTTGAAGCACACTCGGAAATGCGCTTGAAAAAGGAGGCTGATTCAGGGAATCAAACAATCAGCCTCAAGGCGTACAGTGTGTTGAGATCGGTAACGGGTCAGCCGTGCAAAGTGTCTGGGCGTCGCGCCTCAGCAAAGAGACGCGAAAAGCGCGCATCGTCATGGGTATCTTGCGAACGCTCTGTGCTGAAGAAATCCATGGAAGCCATGGGATGATTAGAATCGGTGACAAGCTCGCGAGCCTGCGTCAATCTTTCCTCAGCTAAACGCTGCTCTAAACCACCGGGCTTTTTCAGCGCGACGACAAAACAGTCGTGCAAGATCTGCGACATACTTCGGTCGGTTAGCTCGCTGGCACGTTTTAATTGGTCGTTCTCTGGCTTCGTGAGGTGTATGCACTTGTTATGGTCTTTCTTCATGGGAATGAGTCCTTATGCTGCGGCTGGCTGCTTGGTTTGTTTTTTGTATGGCCTCTAAGCTGCTGATTTCGGCTTATAGAATGGGTTTTCTGGGTCATCTTCACGACGAGCTTTGAGCTTTCCACTCGTAGCTTTTTCCAACTCACACTGCTTCGTGTATGGAAGGCCGCCCTTTCGGACGTAGTAGGACATGCTCGGCCTCGACAATCCCATTGCCCCTGCGGCTTTCTCATAAGTTTTGAAATACTCGATAGCTTCTTCTGGCGTCATGAAATGTTTCAACCTTTAACCAAAATTAATGACAGAAGTTTAAACACATTAAACAGAAGCGTCAAAGTCTTTAACTAGCAATTTGCTTAAACTATTTACATGGAAAAAACTATTTCGGCTCGAATAGCACAACGAATGGAAGCTTTAGGGCTTTCTCAGGCAGCGCTTGCACGCAAGGCGGGGATTAATCGCGCTTCGGTTTCTCATTGGCTTTTAGGGAATAACAAGCCGTCAGGCGATTCTCTAATTAAGCTGGCTGCCGGCTTAGAGTGCTCGGTTGAGTGGCTGCAGACAGGTATTGGCGAAAACGACAGAGGGGCTGTAGGTCTTGGCCTAGACTCCTCACCGTTGGGGCTAGATTCGAACGGCGGCACAGTCCCAACGCCAATCTATGATGTTGAGTTCGCTGCTGGGTTTGGTGCTGATGCTGGTCTAGAGTCGGAGCCTGAGTACCTGCAAATTCCAGCGTATTACTACACAGAGTCAGGTGTATTCCCTGGCGATGGAATGATCGTGACTGTGCGCGGTGACTCGATGGAGCGCACGTTTTACAACGGCGATAAGCTCATGATCGACAAGTCCCAAACAAAGCCGATTAATGATGCGGTGTTCGCTTTTAACCTCGAAGGTGATCTAAGGGTGAAACGCTTCTTTAGGAAGCTGGATGGTACTTGGAAGATTAGCAGCGATAACAAGGATGATCCCGCTTACGAAGATGAGATCATCTCCCCCGATAGGCTCCAGTTCATCAACATCATCGGACAAGTCGTTGCGCTGGTTCATAGGCCAATAAGACGGATTTAATAAGTTAGGTTAGACATGGAAGTTATAGCTCTTATTGTTATTGGTTTTATTGTTTATAAAATCTTTGACTCAAACTCTTCGTCGAACAAAGAAGAGCTGACATTTACTGAGACTCGCAGGGTTGATAAGCATGGACGAGTCGAAGTTGAACAAACACTAAGTGGTCACGTCTCACAAGAGCATATTCGGTCTGCAATCGACCGCTCTAGAGCATCGCAAAAGCTTGATCAGCCTGTATTTGAAAGTCCTGCTCTGGAAACAACCTCACGACTTGATAGAAGCCAACAAGTCCCCTCTTCCCGAATATATGACACAAGCCACTCCTCGGTTCCTGAGCACTTAGCTATTGAGACCCCGTTCTCTAGTGGCGAGTCAAAAAAGCACCGCAAGCAACGAGACTTAAAGAGAGTCAAGAGTTGTCCGAAGTGCCAGCTCACGAAATCGACTGATGAGTACTATACAACCCAGAAGTACAGCGACGGTTTGAGTAAATGGTGCAAGTCTTGTATCGACGAAAGCAAGACTAAAAGTCACGCCAAAAAAACACGTAATGGTCGCTATAAAATCTGCTCTAAGTGCAACCAACGACGCGAGAAAAGCAGCTTCTTCAAGTCAACCAAGCAAGCAGATGGGCTAAGCAGGTGGTGTAAATTCTGTCACGCTAAGAACAGGTAATGACTAGAAGCTCGCTGTGAAGTAAGCGCCATGGCTGGCGGAAAGGTAGTTGAAAACCACTCAGGCAGAAGCAGCTCAGGCGGCAAAGGTTTCACATGTGCTTTTAGGATTGTAGGTACAGTAAACGAAGCAAAGCTGAAGCTTTAGCGCCAATTTTTTTGGGTCGCGGATACGAAACGTCCAAGAAACTTGGACTTATACAAGGATCGTAAAATGAAAAAACTCTCTTCTATGCTCATTGTTTTCTCGATGCTGCTTTTGGTTGGCTGCAATGCCACTAATGGAGTGAAGAGCAGTTACAAACCGGCTCTCGCTGAGCTTCCGCCTCCTCTCCATGATTATTTAGAAACCCCTGAGCAGTTTACTAACATACAGCCGACGCAATTTAAGAAAGCCGTTGCCTTTGTATCAGATGAAAAGCTCGGACAGACTGCATTGATAAACCTTCGAGCAGAGGATCGCGGCGCTTCTATTTTTTATAGCATCTTGATGGACATGGGGAGCGAGAACCTCAGCTTTGATGCGTTCTTGAGCAAAAGTGGTTTCGATACAGATATATCCTCCATCAAAGTTAACGATGTATATGCCACAAGCATCAAAAAACAAGGTCACGATATCAAATACCTTCAACTAGCGGTCGAACAAGTATTGTCGGTCATTGTAGATCCAGCATTACTAAATCGCCCTCTTCTTGCTGGAAACACTATTCGGAAGGATATAAGCAGCGATATACATGAAATCATGCAGTCCTTGCTTAATGATATGGACCTAAATCCTCGATCTGACGACCTGCATATAGAAGAGTCAATCTACACACTGAAGTTTGTTGGCCTGACTGAGATGAACAAAAGACGTGCCGCCGTTTTCAAAATGAGCCTCTCTGCTGCTGGCTCTCTCTCAGATATCACATTCTCTACGACAAGAGCAGGATTCACTTACATCGACTTAAGAACGGGAATAGTATTGGCGTCCATTGTTGAGTCGTATCCACACTTCAATGGCCAATCAAATGGCGTGACACGCACAAAATACGAGGTCGTCAGGCTAGTTGATTAAGCTAAACGAAGCAAAGAATTGCGGAGACATGCTTGAATTGCCAAATACTAGTACAATAGATCAAACTGCTGCGCTGGTTCGTAGCGCCAATTAGACGAGTGTAATTACGAACTAAGTGCGCTAGGTCGCATATGCTGACCATCATAAGACCATATCAAAAAGGCATTGACCTTCGTAGAGTTAATCTACCTGCAAGGAAAGCGTTATGATTTCAATTTTACTCACAACCCTACTGATATATTTGCTATCGCGTAAAGTCAAAAGGTGGTGGTTGTTTTTCCCTGCTACGGTACTTTGCGCAATCGTTGCAGCTTGCCTAGTTCCTCTTGTCCTTCACTTCCTGTCCCCTGAAGTACTAACGGACCGTCAAGCAGCGGTAGCCGCAATCCGCAATTTACTACCAAATATAGTTTCGGGCTTTATATTCGCGATAGCTATTGGCTTCAAAAAGCGTCCGAATAAGATTAAGAAATCAACTTTATAACCTTCATTGCACACGGAACTGCATATAAATGAATATTAACACCAGAATTCGGCCTGACTGTGTGAGACAAACAGTAAAAATAGAGAAGGCTTTTATTTTCTATGTGATTGGTAAAGGAGACTCGAGCAAAAAAAGAAAGCTAGATACCTATACTGCTATATCTTTTTCTACTCAAGAGTGCGATGACAACCTTATTTTAAATTTAGAAAACAAACACTCTTATACCGAAAAAAACAACAAAGTTAACTTTTCAAACAAGACATCATATTTTAAAGAAATAGACATTCTCAGACAGTTTTGGGGAAATAAATCAGAACCGATAGACAAAACAGAAAATATAGAAAACATTAAAAAGACTCGCAAACTATTAGACATAGATAACTCTGCTGATGATCTACAGATACAGAGCGACATTATATCGCTTATAAATTATTCAGCTATTGATAGAATAATTTTTGTCAATGATGAAAAGTCAAATCAAAAATTTATACTTGTGCCACTAAAGGGAAAATTAACAACCGATGGTAAAATTCAACTTTCAGTAGACAACTGGCCAGATATAAGTATAGAAAAGATCAAAAAAGCATGCTCGTTCTGCTTTTGGGTTCATACTAATGAGTTATTAGAAGCTCAAGAATCCACCGATGGAATTTCAATATTTCATAAAATAGAATTCACTCAAAAAATCAATATACCTGACTTTAAAGTCTACTATCAATTACCTGAAATGAATGAGATAAAAAATCAGCATGCCACTTGTTATCTTTATGATGAAGAGGAATTGAAGGAAGAAGTGATTCAAATTCACTCAGGCATAAAATATTTTAGAGACTGGATTAGAGGGGGCATTATAGATTCCACCTTACTGAGATTCAGAAACACTACTCACTTAGACAAACAAGCTCGCGAGGGAAATTTAAAGCTATACTCCGCTGGCATAACAACAGAAGATAAAAGTATAAAGCGAAAGCGAGAAGTAAATGCGCTTCTGCTAGGCATAGCGGCTTCATTAATACTATCACTAGGATTTGATGCGACTCGTGTTGAAACCGTTGGCTACAGAGAGCTATTTCCCCTATCTCAATCACTTAATGCTGAGTTCTTATGGTTGATAACATCTCTGGGCCTGTTCCTCAAAGCTCATACTATCCAACGAGCTACAAAAGCCTTTAAAGCAGCGATAGTCGTCTCTTTAGTCCCTATTGGGTTTTGGTTCTTTTGGTACTACTTCAGCCCGACAGGGCTAACCAAATTAAATACTGGAGTACCGTATATCAGAGACTTCTTTGAGGTATTCGATGTAAGCGTGCACTGTACTTATTCGAAAATACTACTTTCAGTTGACTTATTGACTGCTATAGTTATAGGGATTTATTTTTTATCTCAGAAATTCAAACTGATCAACTGGATTAGAGAGCGATGAGTGGTGTATTTGAAGATGGGCTTCTGATACTCAGACAGCCGGGGCCGCCGATCATATCTGTTGAGGGCATTATCTACTATCGTTACATGGATCAGCTCTACATACCTAAAGTACCGGCACTATTGGATAAAGACGAAGTTATAGCCGTATCAAACGCTCGGATCAAACATGCAGAGTCTCTTATTAACGTCCGCTACTCGCTCTGTGTAATGCGAGATCTTTACGAAAACTTGTTAAGGGTCAACGCTCACAAGAAAGTCATTGACTTTGGTTGCGGTGGGGGCCTATTGGCTCGCCTTTTCGGCCCGGGCTCAGATTTGGAACCGCCGCAGTCTGTGTTTGGTGTGGATCTTAATCCCGTAGCAGTTGATTCAGCTCTCGTAGCCTACGCACAAATTCCCAACGTGAGAGAATTTAAAACAAGTGTATTCGGAGAAGGTGACACTTTACAGCTAGAGGACAACTCGATTACAGGCATATTCTCATCATTTGTCATGCATTTTAAAGTTTTCGATTCTCAGCTAAAGGAGCTACATCGTGTTCTTGTGCCGGGTGGCACTTTTGTATGGAATGACTATCTGCATAGCCGATATCCTGGACATAGCCAAAAGCTTATTAAGAAAATGTCTGATATTGGCTTTGAGGTATCCAAAGAAAAGAAAGAGTTTAGAGCCCCACCTGAGAACGACATAAAGCACCATATGTTTTTTAGAGCAGTTAAGCTTTAACCACTTCAATGCCAGCTTAAGCAGCTGGCACTTCACCATATATTTTTATTTTTTAATTTCATCTATAAACTCAGAAAAAGATTTAACAAACCTCAGGGCAATTAAGACTGTAAAGAAAAGTAGAAACTTTACTCGTGGTTTTTCATCAGTTTCCGCATCCATTTTTCCAAGTATGCGTTTACTTTTATCTATTTTTTCTTCTATAAATTTTAACTCATTAAATGCCCCACAAAACGCTATAAATTCGTGATAATCATCTTTATTTATGTCGCTAATTTTATCACATAGGCGGCTTACATCTATATTATTATTTGAGATGGCTAACTCACAATTAAATTTTGAAAAACCATCTAATGAATAGCACTTATCTTTCACTATTTTTCTTGCAGCGTTCACTTCCTGACGTATGAACGTAAAGTCTTTTTCATATTCAGATATTTGTGACTTAGTGAAATCATAATTAAAAGCTACCATAAATATGATTACAGAGGTAAGTGATCCGACATACCACACCATGTCGATTAATCTAAACAAAACCCCTCTGGGAATAGTTAGCCCAAAGAATAACCAAAAGTCACTTTTTTTAAAAATAACAGACCAAAAAAGGAGAAAAAACGAAATCAGAGACCAAAAAAATATTATCGTAGCGAACCATGCAAGCTCATAACCAACAACAGGACTATTAATAAGGTCTTCTGACAAATTTCCATATTTCAGGGGATATAGGTATCTTGTCCCTATGTGTAACCCTGTATAAGCGAGCCAATAGAGAAGATAAATCGCAATAACACGCCTGAAGATAGATTTCAGTCTTCCTTGAAACCATTGCACCACCTACTTCTCCTTCCCTGAAATGACTTAGCCAGCTTTTTCTTCAAAAGCACTCTACCTAGATCCACTCCATCGACAAACACATCAGCTATTACCCGAAAGTACTTTCCTCGACGAATGTTTCTAAGCTCCACCCTGCTCCCTGCTCTCAGCACGCTTACACTGAACTGCTTAGCTTCTCGCGCTAGCTGCTTTTCATAGGGGCACTTCCCGCGCAGCTCTGGCGTATCGATTCCGTTGATTCTGACGGTAACTCCCTTCCCAAGTATCGCAGGCCACTCGTCGATATCCACCTTAAAAGAGTCACCATCAATCACGGTGCCAACACGATCTACAACCACATCTCCATATGTCTTTCCCGCCATCGCTGCCGGAGATAGCAACAGCAACAGCACCAAAATTCCTTTTTTCATCGAGACATTTTAACACGCTAAATGTTGAGACTCTGATTCGATTGTATAAAGAGCCGACCAATAATGGTTAAACTTTTTGACAAAAAATCTTGCATGTTTTGTTTAATTCATTATTCTTTATGTCAAGAACTTTAACCAATCGTGTAGGCGACTTACCTACCCAACTTAGACCCGCAAGGCGTAAGCCAAACCCCGTAGCGGCGAGTTGCGACCGAATCTGCATAGATGGATAGGTGTGACGGGCGTGTTAAACCACGTTTATTTCTGAGAAGGCAGCCGTAACTGTCTTGCCAGAAACAAACAGGAGAACACTATGGAACGCCAATCCCAGCGGCAACCTAGCCGCGATTACCGCGTGAGAGTGCTGCACGGATACGGCGCACCTCACACTTCCAGCGTGATAGCAAATGAGCAGCGCGTGCGAGCTTGGCTCAACCGCAAGGCTTACAAAGCCGCTATGCCAGCTATCCAATTTGAAATCCCAATCTATAAACCGGAGTAACTGCCATGGACAGCATGACCGTTTACATCGTCACAAACTGGCTCAGCCCTCACGAGCAACGGGTAACCACCATCAAGCCGGATGACCTTGATCTCAAGTCGGGCACGGTCATCTTGCAAGAGCTTGAAGTTGCGAAGGTGCAAGGTGAACAGCTAGATGCAGCTATGAAGCGCGGCTTAGCCCAGCGCGAGGTCGTTCAAAAGCTCAACCACCCAACGTCACCGGCTGATTGGGTCTACATGTAAGGATTGGAGGACAACATGGACTACATCACTCTGGAAGAAATTGCTTTAGTCCTGATATCTGGCGGCAGTTATCGCACCGGTCCCGGCACTTGGGACGTGATCGACTTCTCCGACGTAGAGGAAAAGATCACCGAAATGGACGGCGAGAACGGCGCCTGTGACGCCATGTTATATGGCGAATTAAAGCAGATAGCGGCTGAGCAAGTTGCTGCTGACACCATCGAGCGCATCGCCGCGTGGAATGACTGCATTGTGGAGGACGCAGCATGAACATGCCCGCAAATCCATTCGATTTATTAGAACAAGATCAACCGGCCATTGGGTCGGTTTTTTGTGCGCCCGGCTTCTATGAAAACCTCAGTAACGCCGACTATCACGCAGGCGAAGGCATTAGCAAAAGCGGCTTAGACCTTATCGCTCACTGCCCTTCCTCGCTTCCTTGGTCGAAAGAAGCGCCAGTTGACGACCAAAAGCTCAAAGCGATGGACTTTGGTTCCGCCCTGCACTGTCTTCTGCTGGAACCGCACAACTTCAACAGCGAGTTTATTATCGCGCCAGAGTTTAACCGGCGAACAAACGAAGGCCGAACCCAATGGGAGGCTTTCCAGCAAGAGCATGACGACAAAATCATCATGACCGCCGACGAATGGCGACAGCTGCAAATCATGCAAGGCAGCGTTATGGCACACCCAACTGCTCGCTGGATCTTCGAGCAAGCAGGTATCAATGAAGCATCGATTTACTGGACCGATGATGAAACCGGTGAGCTTTGCCGTATCCGACCAGACCGCATTCTGACCAATCACCACATCATTGTGGACGTTAAGAAGGTAGATGGCATGGATCGGCTAGAGAAGCATGTCGAAGAGTTTCGCTACCACGTGCAGGACGCTATGTATTCCGAGGGATACGAGAAGCATTTTGGAGTGCGCCCGCAGTTCCTATTCCTAGCAGTGAGTTCTAGCGTTAGTGCCGGTCGCTACATGGTTGATGTCGTGGAACTGCCTGACGACTGGAAGCAACGTGGACACGAGCTTTATCGCGAAAACCTAGAAACCTACCACCGTTGCCGCGTCGAAGACGACTGGCTTCATATTAGATCACTTGAGCGCCCCGCTTGGGCCATCCGTCAGGATGAACGGAGATTGTCATGAGTAATGTTGCAACCATTTCACAACAAACCACCCCTCAGAAAAGTCCATTCGCAGTCATGGCGAGCCGCCTGAACATCGATGAGCAGGAAACTCGCTCTTTGATGACGAATACGCTCATGAAAGCCAAGAACAATGGTCAAGTAAGCGATGGCGAACTGATTACATTTCTAGCCATTGCTAATGAGTACCGTCTGAATCCTTTAACGAAGGAGATCTATGCCTTCAATAACCGCGGCGCGATTCAGCCAATTGTGTCCATCGATGGATGGTTAAAAATCATCAACGAGCACACGCAGTTTGATGGTATGGAGTTTTCGGACTCACTAGATGCCAATGGTGCTTTATCTGCTATTACATGCCGTATCTATCGTAAGGATCGCCAACGACCGACAGAGGTGACCGAATACCTAGATGAGTGCAAAGGCACGTCGGAGCCATGGAAAAAATGGCCCGCACGGATGCTAAGGCATAAAGCCACTATTCAAGCAGCTCGTTACGCTTTCGGTTTGTCAGGCATCATCGATGAAGATGAAGCAGAGCGGTATCGACAAACCACATCCGTCAGCGAGCGCGAGGTAAACCCAGCAGTAAATCAATCATCCCTGAAAAGTCGAGTGGGCAATTCAAGCAAGGCAGAGGCCCAATCAACCTCTTTGGGCAGTCAAAAACAATCTATGCCGAGCTTTGAGCAGCCTCCCCCATTCGACCAGCTGCTAAAAGAGCTTCAGGTATGCACTACTAAAGAAGACCTAGATCAGTGGAAGGCCGCAGCTACGCAATGGCCAGAAGGCAGTGCTGAGCGCACCTCACTCATCCAATCTTATAAAGACCACTGTTCAAACTTATCTCACGCCGCACAAAATCAGGAGCAATAACCATGTCTGCAGCTGAAAAAATGGAACCTCGCCAAGCCACTGATCTGGTGGTAATCAATACAACTCCTGCTGCTATTGCCTTCAACTTTGAAGAAACCAAAGCGTGGCTAAAGAGCGAATTAAAGCAGTACGACGTTGTGGTCACCGCTGACACGCTGGCAGGCTCAAAGAAGCTTGCAACCGAGCTCAATAAGATGGCCGGTGATATCGGCAAGCGTCGCCGCGAAGCTGTCGAGAAAGTCAGCGGCCCCATTCGAACATTCGAGGAGCAGGCAAAAGCTCTTGAAAAAATGTGTAAGGACGGACGGCAGCGCCTGCTTGATCAAGTAAAGGTGTTCGAGGACGAAACGCGTGCTCTGGCCAAAGCAAAGTTAGAAGAGCGCCGTCTAAGCGAATGGGAGCTTCATGGCGTTGAGGATGAATTCCGTCATACGCAGATCGAAGACCTAATCAAAATTACCGCACTAACAAAAACAGGCAAGTTAACGGCAGGCTCGCTTAACGAAGTGCAAAAACGGGTTCAAGCCGACAAGCAACTTCAGCAGCAAACAGAGATGCGCCTGCTACAGCTCGAAAACCAATCTTATAAAGCCGGTTTAGCTGCGCCTCTCACCCGTGCTCACATCGAAACATTCCTCTTTGCTTCTGATGAGGACTACAGCCAGAGCCTTGAGGCAATGCTTCAATCAGAGCTACAGCGCCAAAAGGTCGCCGAGGAAGTGAGCCGCCGCAAGTTTGAGGAAGAACAACGCCGAAAGGAGCAGGAAGCACAGCGCGAGCCTGAGCTTAAACAGCAAACTGAAGCTCATTCACCGACTGAGCCCCAAACTGTGCATGAGCCCGTCACTATGGAGACTGAGCCAGTTCAAGCCGTTCCGGTGGCTACTGTCAGCAAGCATGCATACGGTGATCTGAGCAAAGCACACGCCGCAAACATAGTGGAATGCTCGCGAGATGAAGCAGAAAGCTTTGCCGTCCAGTTATCTAACGAAAGCTGGAATATGCCTATCGGTGTATGGGTGCCTGGTGAATTGGTCGCAATCGCATACTGCGGCGGAGTATTCCGCAAGACTGAGTAGCCAGTTATGGACACTTATTGCATTTACCTCAACGGAAGGCTGATCACTACGATTGGCCTTTCTTGTTTTCCACGCAGCAAAGGAACAGCCATCGCCACTCGGCACGCCCAGCAGCTGTTTCGCAGCGCAAAAGTTCGCGCCGTTCTGGCGCGCTAGTAATCCCTAAAAAGAGAGAAACCACAATGCAGAAGTATATCGGCACAAAAACTATCAATGCTAAACCCATGATTCGTTCGGATTACAACGCCCTCCGAGGCTGGGAGCTACCTGCTGATGAGAATGGCGACGATGAAGGTTATTTAGTTGAGTATATTGATGGCGGCCAGTCCAACCACTCGGACTATAACGGCTACATTAGCTGGTCACCAAAAGACGTCTTTGAGCGTGCTTATCGCTCTACCAACAACATGACGTTTGGCGATGCTCTGGTGATGCTTAAACAGGGCTGCCGCGTCGCGCGTTCAGGCTGGAATGGTAAGGGTATGTGGCTAATTTTGGTGCCCGGATCTCCAAGCGTTAAACCAGTGGCTGGAACGCCGTACAGTAATGCCGGTGTCACCGAGCCAACGAATATCAACCCTCACATCGATATGTATACAGCGACAGGGGAAATGCAGCCGGGATGGCTGGCTAGTCAGACCGACATGCTAGCTGAAGACTGGACTCTCCTAGATTAATCCTTCGAGCCCCTATTGCTGGGGCTTTCTATCTGCCAAAAGCTACCTAAAACAAGGTGTGTCAATCATGAGTGACAACCACATTATTTGCGCGATGCGACCGGGGCAAGAATACACCTCGGGCCTACTTGCCAAGCTATGTAATGCCAAGCGCTCCGCTGTGACTAGAGAGCTGTACGAAGCGTATCGGGGGGGGGGGTAGTCAACCGATACAAGAAAAAAGGCGTGCGCGGTTTTGTGTACGTCTCAAAGCAACTGAATCTTGAGTTTGAGTAAACGCCATGTTTTTCAAAAACCTAATCCCGTACCAACTTAAGGAAGGCTTCACCCTAACGCCTGAAGCGCTATCTGCAGCACTGAGTGAACACGTTTTCACGGGCTGTAAAAGCCAAGAACTCGGGCGCTTTGGCTGGACAAAACCGCATAGTGCCCTCAACGACGACGCGCTAGTGTTTGCAGCCCATGGTGCACTACTAATCTGTGCCCAGAAAGAAGAGAAGATCCTGCCACCAAAGGTGATAAAGAAAGCGCTCGATGAACGAATCGCCGTGATCGAGCAGAACCAAGGGCGCAAGGTATATCGAAAAGAAAAGCTGCTGCTCAAGGATGAGATCATCCTCGACCTACTGCCGCGCGCCTTCAGCAACTACACACAAACCCGCTGCCTGATCATTCCTGCCGCAGGCTTGATCATGGTCGATAGTGCCAGAAGTAAGCCGGCAGAGGAGCTGCTAAACCTACTGCGCAACAGCCTAGGATCATTGCCAGTGGCTCTGCCAGATGTGCATCACTCCCCTGCAGTTGTCATGTCCGAGTGGTTAAAGCAGGAGCGAGAAAGCCGCCCGTTCACGTGCGAAGACGCTTGCACGCTAAAAGCCGTAGGCTCTGAGCTGGGATATGTGCGCATCAAAGATCAGAGCGTATTTGATGACGAAGTAAAAGCCCATCTGGAAAGCGGGTTACTCGTGGACCGCCTATCCCTCACTTGGGATAACACCCTCAAATTTGCACTGGACGCCGACCTATCTCTCAAAGGCATCCACTTAACAGAAGAGTTGGCGCAAGCACTCAATGACGACAAAAGCGACGAAGACCCGCTAGCACGACTAGATAGCGACGTTGCCCGCATGGCACTGGAATACCAGAAGCTATGGAAAGATCTCAGCGCGGCATTTGGTGGAGTGGTGCAGGTATGAGCTCAAAAGAAAAATTCCTAAATAGCGTTGCAGATCATCAACTAGAGAGGGGTTGAGGGGTATGACATCCATGTTCCGAGTTGACCCACAAGGGGCATTCAACTTTTCAGGCTTACTCATCGACAACTTCGCGGGTGGAGGCGGTGCTTCCACAGGTATTGAAGCCGCATTAGGCCGCCCCGTTGATATCGCCGTCAACCACGATCCTGAAGCCATTCGAATGCACACGACCAATCACCCGCAAACACAGCACTACTGCGAGTCGGTATGGGAGGTGGATCCACGTACGGTCACACAGGGCAGGCCTGTTGATTTGGCATGGTTCTCCCCAGACTGTAAGCACTTCAGTAAGGCAAAAGGCGGTAAGCCAGTAGAGAAAAACATCCGTGGCCTAGCATGGGTGGCTGTGAGATATGCCGCTACCGTTAAACCGCGAATTATCATGCTGGAAAACGTTGAAGAGTTTAAAACGTGGGGGCCTGTTGTTGATGGCAAGCCCTGCCCGGTAAACAAAGGCCGCACCTTTAAATCGTTTAAACGCGCACTTGAGCGCCACGGCTATAAAGTTGAGCACCGAGAGCTTGTAGCCGCCGACTATGGCGCACCAACAACGCGCAAGCGCTTTTTTCTGGTAGCACGCAGCGACGGCCAACCCATCCAATGGCCTGAACCTACCCACGGCGACCCTAAAAGCGAAGCCGTTAAATCAGGCCGCTTGAAACCGTGGCGTACTGCTGCAGAGATTATCGACTGGACGCTACCTAGCCAGTCGATCTTTGATCGAAAACGCCCCCTAGCCGAAAAGACAATGCTCCGCATAGCTAAGGGCTTAGAAAAGTTTGTATTTAATAATCCAGAGCCTTTTCTGGTGACCTACTACGGCGAGAAAAAGCCAAGTGACTTTCGCGGTAAACAGCTATCCGAAACGTTACCTACGCAAACGACCGAGAATCGATTTGCTTTAGTCGAGCCACTGCTAGCGCCGTTTATTACAGAGCACGCAAACGCGAGTAATCAGCGCAATATGTCTGCCAATGAGCCTGTACGAACACTTTGCGCGCAAGTCAAAGGCGGTCATTTCGCGGTTGTCACTCCGATACTTGACCGCCAGTTCGGCGCATCGGCTGGCAGCTCGGTAGAAAAGCCTCTTGGAGCCGTGCTAGCGGGCGGCGGGGGTAAAACCGCATTAGTTTCGGCATTCATCGCCAAGCATTATGGCGGTGTGACCGGCCACGAGGCACAGGAACCGCTGCATACAATTACATCTCGTGGCACCCAGCTGCAAAGCTGTGAGGTAGAACTTTCGCCAGCCCCAAGCAAGGCGGAGAAGGTACGAGCGTTCTTACTGAAGTACTACGGCACCAATATCGGGGCTGACCTTAACCATCCGCTGCATACCGTGCCGACCAAGGATCGCTTTGGCTTAGTGACGATACATGGCGAGCTTTATCAAATTACCGATATTCGTATGCGGATGCTCGCACCACAGGAACTATACGCCGCACAGGGCTTTCCATCGGACTACATCATCGATCGAGACTTCACAGGCAAATCTTTAACGAAAACAAGCCAGGTGGCGCGCTGCGGTAATTCCGTGTGCCCACCTGTCGCAGAGGCACTTGTCAGAGCAAACATGATCACCATTGCTGAAGAGGTTGCAGCATGAAAGCCATACCAATGCTATTCAATGCAGAGATGGTCAACGCATTGTTAAATGGCGCAAAAACCCAGACACGACGGCCTATTAAGTTCCCTGTCCGATTTAGTGAGAATACTGGCTTCAATTTCACAAACAAAGACGGCAAAACCTATGCTTGCGGAATCGGCTTTTCATGGGAAAGCACCTGCCGCAACTTTATTGAAGGCAAATCCCCCTACCAAGTGGGTGATCTGATCTATGTAAGAGAGACTTTTCGCCTATTTAATCGATCTGACGAATGCGGGTGCTCAGAAGCGCCATGTCCTTGCCCTCCTACGGATCACCCAATCTATCGAGCCACCCATGACTGTAGCGAAGCGTTGTGGAAACCTTCGATCCACATGCCCCGCTGGGCCAGCCGCATAACCCTGCGCGTAACCAACGTGCGAGTAGAGAGGCTGACCGCCATAAGCGAAGCAGATGCCACAGCTGAAGGCTTCGACTACTCAGAAACCGAAGCAGCTATAGCTGCTGGCTGGTACGAGAAGCCTAGAAAAGCGTTTCGCCGTGCTTGGGAAAGTATGTATGGCGAAGAGAGTTGGGTTGATGACGCTTGGATATGGGTCATCGACTTTGAAGTTATACGCGAGAACATTGATGCAGTTATGGAGCGAGGAAGACAATGAGTACTGATGGCGAATATTTCGTGATGCTTACAACTCAGAGCCGTAGCTATACGCCACTAATGGATAGCAACACCGATGGCACCGATATAGCGAGATTCGATAGCGAGCAAGAAGCCAGAGCAGCAGCTGAAAACAGCCTGCTGGGTGAAATCTTTTGCTATGAAGTGTTTCAGGTAGGCATGGGTTTATAACCCCAAGCGCAGCGGCTGGGTCGCTGCTGCGGATCGTTATACAGATACTGGAGGATTTATGCAGATTAGAAACAAAGTGCTTGTGACGTTCTTTTTAGAGGAGGGGTGCAAGCAGAAAGACGGTGAAGTTTATTCAAGCTGGCAGCCGATAAACTTTGCGGTTTACAGCGGGCTGTTCCAAGAGCTTATACAGGAGGCCTCCGATGAGTGGCTTAGTGAAAACACTATCGACGTGAATTGTTCACATGAGGTTATTTTTGCGCACTGTGTAGAGCATGACGGAGCCGGTGCTGTGACTTCAGAGTATTTTGAACCTATTTGTCACGAGCACCAGAACTGGTGATGCATAACCCAACCACAACCGGCCATACAGCCCAGCAAGACGGCCTCTCTATTCACCGAAACACCCACTGGCAAAGCACGAACGGAGTCGGCATAGCCATTTTTGAAGATGAGTTCATGGCCAACATCGTACTGCCGAACGGCGCAACCGTCAGTCAGTTCATGCTCCCTCAAATTAAAGAGGCATACGAAAAAGGAAGTATGCCCAAGATGCTACCAGACCTGTGTGGTAGCGAATCCTAGAAACGCTGCTTACACCGTAATTCCATATACCCCTAAAACAAAGGAGTCATTAAAATGCTGATTACTTTGAGTGAGTGGGATAAAGCTACCTATTCCAAACCACATCATATAAATACACTTCGCACATGGGCTAAAGAGGGTCGCTTTAAACCTGCTGCCGAGAAGCATGGGCGCGAGTGGCTAGTTCAAGAAGGCGCGAAGCTGGTAACGATAGATCGCTCCCGAATTAACCTGTTAAGGAAAGCTCATGCGATGCGCGAGGAAGAGATTCCAACGGAACTAGATCCAAAAGTTTTGGAAATACTGAGTCATGGCAGCACCACGCAAAACTAAGTTCACCAATGTTCCAAACCTCTATGTGAAGCGCGACGTACGCACGGGAAAGCTGTCATGCCAGTACCGTGACATACGCCCTAATGCAATCAAAGAATGGTGGGGGCTAGGTAACGACCTACAGCTCGCTGAGCATCGGGCACGTCAGTTAAATGCGGTGATTGCTCAGCAGATCATAGACCAAGAGACGCAAGCAATCCTTCAGTTGGACCGGAGCCATTCCATTACTGTCATACAGTGGCACGCTGAGTACATCGAGATACTGAGAGATCGTGTTGCCCACAAAGAAATAAAGCAAAGTACGTTTGATCAGAAGCGCTGGGCTTTTAAGGCTGTTCTAGAAGTCCATGGTAAACAGAAACTATCCCAGCTCACCACCGTTGCTATCAGCAAGCTTATAGCGAATTTCAGCAAGGCCGGTAAGCAAACCATGGCTCAGCGCGTAAGAACGGTTCTAATCGAGTTTTTCGACGAAGCCATTGCAGCCGGTCACTTCCCTGCAGATAAACCAAACCCTGCAAAAGTAACCCGAATGCCACGCATTAAAGTTAAACGAGCACGCCTAACTACTGAGATGTTCTTAAGTGCACTTGATTGGGCGCGAGCAAATCAAAGAGCCTATTTATGGCATTCGTACCTACTAGCTGCGACAACGGCGCAACGACTAGATGATATTGGTAACGCCTCATTCAAGGACGTAGTCGCGACCGAGTCAGGGAAATGTTTGACGTTTATCCAAAGCAAAACCGGCACCAAGATAATGATTCCACTTGCGTTGAAGCTGGATATTCTCGATATCAGTGTTGGTGATGTGGTGCGAATGTGCCGCGACAACGTAGCTAGTCCATGGCTGTTCCACCACAGTAAGCCTGTAGGTAAAGCCAAGAAAGGCGACCAAATCCGAATCAAGTCTCTTAGCAACGGCTTTGCTCAAGCTATTAGAGCCGTCCAGCCAAACTGGGGAGATAACCTCCCGCCCTCCTTCCATGAGATCCGCTCGTGGTCTGAACGTGAATACAGAAAGCAAGGTATCAATACCCAAAAGCTGTTGGGCCATAAGCATCAATCAACCACCGATATCTATGCAGATACTCGTGGTCACGATTGGATTTTAGTGGATATTGGCAACCCATAG